TCGAGTGCGGAATTCCCCGGCGACCTCACCGCTACCTCGTTTATCGGAGACGGTTCCGAACTGACCGGTATCGAGCTGGCCGGTCTGGCCGACGTAGACACAACCACTTCACCCCCTTCCACCGGCCAGGGCCTGCTCTGGGACGGTCTGACGAGCAAGTGGAGGCCGGGTAACGTACCGCAAGGCGAGCCAGGCGCTGACGCGCTCTGGAACTTTACGGGAGCGTATAACGCCGGCCTGCCCTACGCCGTCGGCGATGTCGCAACGTACAATGGCGAGACCTGGTACCGGATCGATGCGCATGGCGGGAACGTCGGTGACACGCCATCCGAGGGGACTTTCTGGACCAAACTCGCGGCGAAAGGCGCTGACGGAGGTGGTGGGGGTGGTGGATCGCTGAGCTACACAACCCTCTCCTACACCACGCCCCTACTCGCCGCAGGAGCCACCGACGACATCACCCTGGCAGGAGGTGACGTATTCAACCTACTCGCTATCACCTCATCCAACCCAGTGTGGGTAAGGGTATATGGGACCACGGAGGCCCGAAGCGCGGATACCCGCACCCAGCCCGGTGGCATCCCTCCCGGATCGGGCAATGACTACTACGCCGAGCTGGTCACAGTGGCGACCCCTCAGACCATACGTTTCTCACCGGTTCCGGTGGTCCAAGGTACTACTGGCAACGCTTACGTGCGAGTCAAAAACGTTGATAGTTCAGCACGAACGATAACGATCGATTTTACCATTCTAACTCTAATCCTGGAAACCTGATCATGGCTGTTACTAAGCAAACCTACACGCTCTCGGCAGGCTGGACAGCCTCACAACTGACTGGTATTTACCGGTCGGCGTTCATCGACGCCGGATTGATGACCGAGTGGTACGACTCATTCAACAACTCAAGTAATGTTCTGGTTAGAGTGCTGGAGGTGGATTACGACCCCACAAAGACCTACGGAAAAACCTACTACGTTTTTTACTTTGAGGGTACAAGCTGGGCCGGGGTGTCCGTATGCAGCGGGTGGGATGCAACCAACCACGTACCCACTGGGACTCAGGGACTCGATTATCACGTATTGCCGGACAATAGTTATACTATAGGTAACCCTTGGTTTACTTCCAGGATCGAGCTTAACATGAATAGCGGATCAGATTTAAATCTTGTTCGGTACACGTCAGGCGCTGATGTCAAACAGAGTTGGTTTATGTTGTACCAGTCAGGTACTTCTCGCAGCCGGCCTTTTACCATACTCCATCCAAACACCTCGCTCTACTCCTGGCTGGACCTTGACAAGGGAATTGTCAGCGGATTTATCGATCTGTTCACCTTCACCTCTAGTAGGAACGGATTTGTAAGCCTCAGGATGCCGGACCATGTACGCAGATCGCTACTTACGGGCTACTCACTAAGGGGAAGTGTTAATAACGGTAATGGGTACGGCATCTTCCACCATATAAACTTTTTCAGCCACTGCTACGCCGGTCTGGGAAACCAGAATGACTCGGGAGGTGCTAACTATTCAAACGTAGGTGCAGGCTATAACGCCTGCACCTTCCTACCCATAGGTCGTTTAAACGCCAACCCCGCATTTACCTCGGATTACGTTCCGATCTGCTCAGGGCTTCCGTGGTCGGCATTTACATCGACCCCACTGGCCGCTGATTTTGGCATATACATGCACTACGCCGACAACAACATCACTCTGCTTGATACCTTTGTTGTCAGTTCAGGTGTTGAGGAGTGGGAAACGGTAAGCTATGAAAATAATGGGTCCGTTAACGACGGAGCGAGTCCGCTCTTCCTGGCGAGGGTGGTGTGATGGCGATATTCAACATCTCCGGTCCGTCGGTCAACCAGAACATCTCAAACCAACTGACCGTGGAGGCCACAGGGGCCACGAGGTTTAAGGTAATTGCCTCTATGGCCTCTATTTACATACCCCAGACCTCCCCTCCCGAGCCTCCCGTGGTCGGGCAGATCTGGCCGCTGGGATTGGTCTGATGTCACCGAATACTCCGCTGGTCGGACAAGTCTGGCCCCAGGGCCGGCCCCAAGCCTCCAAGAAGAACAGATTCAGAGTCTCACTGGGCTCCGGATCCTACGCTCAGACCGGCGTTGCCGCGTCGCTGACTTCGGACCAGATACCTCTCGACCCGTACTTCAACTCCGTGACCCTACTCCTGGATATGGAGGGAGGCGGATTCACCGACCGCAGTACGCTAAACAAGTCGGTCACTCCGCTGAACGGAGCGGTTACATCGACCGACCTGCCGCGATACGGGTCGCGTAGCTTCTACACCCCGGGTACCGGTCACTACCTAACCGTACCGTCGGCAGGTGACTTCGTCTTCCCCGGAGACTTTACGATGGAGACGTGGATATGGGGATCGAACTCTCAACCCACTTCCTACCCCACAGTATTTGAGATGGGCTACTACTACAACGGCCTGCTTTTCAGACCCTACCATGGCGGAGGAGGGTTGTGGATAAATGGCAACAATATCGGTGATTTCAGCTCCTCCGACATACCGTACGAGCAGTGGAATCACATCGCGTTTGTTCGTAGCGGGACAAGTTTTGTCTGCTACGTGAACGGGGTGGTTAATAAGTCGGCGACGATCTCGGGCACTATCAACTCGATTGATGGTGAGATACGAATAGCCAGCTCGACGCACACCTCCGGCCAGCATTTTAAGGGATACATAGACGAGTTCAGAGTCACGAAGGGCGTAGCTCGCTACACCGGCCCCTTCACCCCTCCGGCCGCCGCGTTCCCGACTTCGAGCTGATTCCTCTCCAACCACTACTACAACAGAGCTAACATACATGGCCACTTACAACAAGTTCCACTCCTTTGGCAAGAACGTCCACGAGGGTAAGCACAACCTCTCTACCGCGGTGCTGAGGGTCGCCTTCACCAACACCGCTCCAAACCCCGCCGACCAGACCATCGCGGACATCGCGCAGATCGCGACGGGAGGAGGGTATAACACCGGCGGATTCACCCTGCCAGTGGTCTCCTCGACCCAAACTTCTGGCACTTACAAGTTGGTCGTCCAGGACGTGACATTCACGGCTACCGGTACCTGCGGTCCTTTCCGTTACGTTGTGGTCTACGATTCCAGTTCGGCCGGAGAGCTGCTGATCGGCTGGTACGACTACGGCAGCAGTCTGACTCTGGCCAGTGGCGAGTCGCTGTTCCTGGACTTCAGCGACCCGGGCGGCCTGTTCACGCACCAGTGAGCCGGTTCGCCCGTAGTAGTTTAAAGCTAAGCAGATGACAAACATATCTACCCTGTCGGAGGTTGGTAAGTGGGCTTGAGGTTTGCCTCGACATATACACCGTTATATCCTTCCGATCCTTCTAACGAGGAGTCCTGGACCGATCCGAATACGGAAAAGGTGTGGTACTACTTTGCTGAAGGTGGGTGGATTGAATCGGACCCGTACTGGGAGAACGTAGCACTGCTTCTGCACCTGGACGGTGCGGAGGGGAGCACGGTATTTACGGATAGCTCGGTGAATAACCTGGTCCCGACTCAAGTCTCCGCAGCAACTGATATTACAACTCAGTGGTCAAGGTACGGTACGGGATCCCTAAACGTGTCGGAGGTGGCCGGAGAGGAACTACTGAGTGCTGGGTTAGTCTACCAGTTAAACTTCAATGGAGAAGATTTTACGGTTGAATTTTTCCTGAACTTCTCCTTCCCGGATGTGGTGTACGGAGGAGAAGCCGTTCCGTTCTTTATCGCAGATAATGCTGCATCTCAACTGGTAGGTTTGTCGTTAAATTACAACGACTCGGGAAACCTTGGCCTCATCTCCTCCGTGGGTGAGGGGGTAGTCCCGCTCGTCGGTTCGTCCGTCGCACCTACTCAGGGTTCTTGGCAGCACTACGCTGTGGTGAAAAACGCTGACACCATCACTTTGTACTTGGACGGTGTTAGTGTCTGTTCCGGGTTATACCCTAGTGGGTTCAGTAGTAGTGACACTATTTACTTCGGAATGCTCGATGCTCTTCCCACACCGGGCCGCGGCATTTTCATGGACGAGGTCCGGGGGACAATGGGCGTAGCTCGCTACACCTCCAACTTCTCACCTCCCACCGAACCTTTCCCTGACTTCCAGGGCAGTCTGGCTCCCTCTGTCTAACACTCTCCACCTCTAATTACCACATCACACCATGGCCGCACCTAACCTCAAATCTCCGACTACAGTTATTGGTAAGACCGTTACTTACGCCGTTACGACTTCGCTGGCCGCCGCGCTGACCAACGCAGCGAGCAGCGGCAAGGTGCTGAAAATCAATTCGGTGTACTGCGCGAACGTGGACGGTACGGCCGCCGCGGACATCTCGCTCGCCCTCAACGACGGTACGACCGACCGTTATCTGGCCAAAACTATCGCCGTGCCGGCCGATGCGACGCAGGTTCTGGTCACCCGGGAAGGTTACATCTACGTCGAAGAGGGTCAGTCGCTCAAGGCTGTGGCCAGCGCAGCCGACGATCTCGAGCTGGTCATAAGCTACGAGGACATTAGCTGATGCTCGGGTTCAACGGAGGATTGCTGGGCGTTCGGCGCGTCCCAACGCAGGGCATAGCATCTGGCCTGTGGTCTCAAAACGAGCAAAGCATGGCAAAGCGGGCTGAAATCTGGCCGATTTCTGGCGGCCTGGAGGCTAGATACGTGCGATTTACAAACTTTGCAGATACCTCTCTCTACTCCAGCTCTTTTGATTTGGCAGAGATTCGTTTCTATAATGGAGACACAGTCTATACAGGCATAACCTGCACAACCAACTTTAATTGGGATACGGGAAGTGCTGCAGCGATAGTTGATGGAAATTTAACAGATAGGTCTTACAACAGTGGTTGGTTTAATTACCAACCTACGGCAACCATAGACTTTGACTTTGGTTCCTCTGTTTTTATTACACACTTGCAAATTTACATTTGGTACGAAAACAACTTTGGGCCTAGATTTCCAGAAACTTTTGAGGTGGATACATCAAGTGACGGAACCTCTTACACAAACGTTTGTTATATTACTAAAGGAACGTGTACAATAGAGGCTGGCGATGTGTTTAAAACTGATAAGCTTTTCTTAGGAGTACTTTAGGTTAAATATCCATGTATTTCTACTCCCACAACGCCACCCCCGCATCACCGGAGCCCTGAATCATGGCACTGCTCGGCTACAACGGCGGCCTTCGCGGCAAGCCCCGCATCCCGACTCCCACCAGCACCAGCGGTATCTGGGATCTTGACGAGCAGAAGATCGCGGCGAGCGCGGGAATCTGGCCAGGGCCTGTAGCGCCGGATCCGTACTGGGCGAACGTCACGCGCCTATATTACTTTTCCAGTGGACCAATTACTGACGCAAGTTTATCTGAAAGCGATCCTGCACTGGTGAACGACGTTCAGATTGTCAACGACCAATCACCTTTTGCTGGAGGTTCGTCCGCGTACTTCAATGGAACGTCCAGCTATATGGATATTCCGACCGTTACCCTTGGTACCTCTACTAATTTTACGGTGGAGTTCTGGATACGCCTAGAGGTTTCTAATAAAATGCACACTGTTTTAGTTGGAAACCCCATTAGCAATAGCCGGATCCTTTTTGATGGCGGGAATAAACTTATTACAACAATTTACCAAGAGGGGCCAATCATTCCGACGGGTGACTGGTGTCACGTAGCCTTTGTTAGAGAAGCAGATATTTCAAAGCGTTTCATAAATGGTGTTGGCAGTTGGTTCGACTTTGAGTCTGTTGCGCGTACTTACAATAGCATAGGAAGCTCTTTTTTCGATGGAAGTGGAAGTTGGTGGTTGCAGGGTTGGCTGTCCAATATGCGAATTACCTCTGGTGTCGCCCGCTATAGCTCCGACTTCACCCCGCCCACCGCTCCCTTCCCCAACTTCTAACCATGCCACGTCTCGGAAGCAACGGCGGCCTCATGGGTCCACGCCGCGTCTCTACTACAAGCAACGCCAGCGGCAGTTGGCTGCTCGATGAGCAGTGCGATGCGCAGCGGGCAGGGATCTGGCCGATCGGACCTCAATTTGACCCTTACTGGGAGAATGTCAGCCTGCTGCTGCACATGAACGGCAGCAACGGCAGCACGACATTCACCGATAGCAGTAGCAACGCATTTTCAGTCACAGCCAACGGCAACGCACAAATCAGTACAGCGCAAAGCAAATTCGATGGGTCTAGTGGATTGTTTGATGGCAGTGGCGACTGTCTTACGATTCCGTACAATTCCGCATTTGACTTTGGCACTGGTGCGTTCACGGTGGAAGGGCAATTCTTTTTGAATACTGTATCTGGTAATCAAATGATTTACAGTAGATCCTCAGCAAGTAGTTGGGTATTAAGGGAGACTGCACTTTACCTAACTTCAGCAACCAATATTAACTTTTACTCCGGGGTTCGTGGCGCTAGCCTGGACATTAGGACTTTCTTGCTGCCCGTCACCCTAGCGACTGGTGCATGGTATCACTTTGCCTTTACTCGGAACGATGCCGCCGGAGCCATGCGACTATTTATTGACGGAGTTCCATCGGTCAATATCTACTACGATACCACGAACCTAGACGGACCGCTCCCGTTGGCTATCGGTGCGTTGAATGGCTTTGTAGGTACTCCTGACGAATCAGCTTTTAATGGGCACCTAGCAGAATTCAGGGTAACAAAAGGCATCGCCCGCTATACCTCCGACTTCACACCTCCCACCGCTCCTTTCCCCAACTCCTGACCATACAACCCAAGTCCAGGTTAAGGTACTAGTGTACGTCAACCCAACCACTACCCTATGGACCCCCAGGAACTAAAAGACAACTTCTCCTCCCAGCTGGACAAGGCCCGCTCGGAACTCGACCGGCTTCGCAAAGCCGTGGCGCAACGCGAGGCCCACGTACTGAAGCTGGAGGGCGCCGTCGAGGCGATGGATCTCCAACTCTCTTCACTCCCCCAGCCGGTGAGCGAGCACGTGAGCTAGTAGCTCTCAGACCTTAACCCTGAGCTCGCACTCGTGGAGCTTGGGGTTTCTGTACCCCCCAGCGTGCCAGATCCGCTTCACCACGAACCCAGTATCGTAGTAGGCGTCGAAGACATCTACCATCCTCCCCCGCGCTAGATCAACGTACCCCCTCCCATCATCCTCGTAGGAGATGGCGTAGACGTCGTTGGTCAGGTACTTCTTATCAAGAGAGGGAAGATCGACGTGTTCCGCTACTACTCTGATCTTAGAGCCTGGAGGCTTTTCTCGCATCTCTCGCTAACCTCAACAACTCTGCTGATAAACCTTTCAACCATTTTCGGGTCGGTTAGGATCTTCTCGGTGGGGGCTCCGTCTACCAGAAACACGCTAAGATCCAGCATGGTGGGAAGGTCGAAGAGCGCACTGCTCCTATCCGGCCACCCACCTCTGATGTAGTCGAGGAAGAGGTCCCGGACCTCCTTGAGCAGGAACCTCCCTCCCACGAGCTGCCACAGCCCGCCGTCCCAGCAGAGTATGTCGCCGGAGGCGAGGACAACGGCATCCCCGACCTCCTTCGACTCTGGGAACTGGGTGTTGCCCGCGCGCAGTCTCGTGATCACCATGGTGGTATCAGACTCCCGCCATCGCGGGGATCTCCTCTGGGCGGTGAGGAGGTGCCGGGTAGGTCGGTGGGGTGAGGGGTGGCAGGTCGTGGGGAGGAAGCGGGGGCTGGGGAAGTTCCGTTCCGCCACAGACCTCGTCGAGGGCCTGCTCCAGCTCCTCGATCATCTTCTGGACGAGGTACCGATTCCCCGAGGCTTTGGAGTCGGCGTAAGCTTCGATCAGTTGGGCGAGTTCTGCTTTGGTCATCCTTATCAAGTCGTTTAAAGTTCTCATAGCTCTATAAACTAAAAATCCGGAGTTTACCGCCCCATGGCCTCGAACATCAAGGACTTCGAGATATCAAAAACGTTCGCGAACGTTATAGTCTCGAACATCAACGCCCAACCGGACACCGACGGTATTCCATTCGATCTCAGTACGACTACAAGACGGTCACAGGGGCAACTTCAGGATGGCCTGGGGAACTCCGCCCCCCTGTTTCTCTCGGCGTCATCGGTGGAATGCTCGGCCGTTCCCCAGACCCTCGCGTCCATCGTGAGAAAGCAGGAGGTGCTTGAGGGCATCACCTACTTCCAGACAGCTTCCCTAATCTTCGGCTGACCATGACCTATCCCGTTAATAATTTCTACTCCTCCACCTACTCCGGCATCTCGGCGAATGGAGGCTCACCCACGACAGTTTTCGATAGTACCCTCATCCCGGCCGATGGCTACGCCATGATACTGTCGGTGATGGTGGCCAACAAGTCCTCGACGACAAGAGGGCTCAATATGACGCTCCAGAAGTCGGGCAGCGCAACCGCGGCCTACCTACTCTACGACGTAGCCATCCCCTCCCAGGTATCTTTCGAGGTCATCGATGGTAACAAGTTCGTGCTGAAGAGAGGCGACTCGCTCAAGGCGTGGATGGACAGTGCCGGTGGAGCTAACTCCGCGGACATGGTAGTCTCCTACGTTATCTACACCCCGGCCGTTGTCGGCTCCCCCATCTGAGGATAGAAAATGAGATACATCGGTCGTACACAGACATCGACTCTCGTTCAGGTAGACCCTGACAGGAACTCCTACGTCAACGTGAAGTCCTTCGGAGCCGCTGGCCTGGATAAGTACTTCGAGGGCAGGGTGAGAGGGCTTAACGGATTCGGGTCCGTGATCAGCATCGGCGAGATCCCCGACTACCCGCAGTACGAGAAGGACTACTTCCAGGTCGGTCAGGAACTCTACGCTTTCTTCTACCTGGATACATCCAATCCGTCGGTGAGCGAGTACGACGGAATCCTCACCAACATCGGAGCCCCAGAGGGAGTGGGAGTGGTCGTCCAGTCCGGCACCTCCACCAGCAAGACTCTCCGGTACTACGTCTACGCCTTCAACGTAGTCACGGGCAAGTTCTCCCCGTACGTTAAGACGCTCACGCTCCCCGACGTCTTCAAGGACCCGCAGACACAGTTCGACGAGAACAACTACGTCCGCTTCTCCCTGAACAGACTCACGTCGGAGTGGGTGCCCGTCATCTACAGGCAGTGGGGGCCAGGGCAGATCCAGTTCCTCGGGATCCCCAGCAACAACATCCTCGGCGGTAACACCTCCATCACCTTTAACGACCGCGGGTCCCTGCAGATCCCGTCGTGGGACGAGGCCCGTATGCTCGGAGGCGAGTTCAGCCCCGAACTCTTCGATGGCATCATCTCCGTGTCCGCTGGGTCGATATCCGCGAAGACGATCATCGTCAAGCGCAGACTCAAGATCCTCAACAAGAGCATCTCAGGAACCCTGGAGTGCTCCGACGCCGCCTCCGAGTCCGGAGTTTTTACCGGCCTGGACAACCTCTCCATCCGCGTCAAGTTCAGATTCGACGACACCAAGCCCCTCCAGGAGGCACTAGACTACGCCGCCGTTAACAACATCAAGGACGTATTCGTCCCGACCGGCACCTACTCGGTGCGCAACGTTGCCCTGTACGGATCTGAGATCCCGGCCAGCCAGTACAGTGGAGTGATGCTCAGAGGCTCCGGGGACTCCTCGGTGCTCAAGCGTATGCCCACCCACATCAACCCACCCGGTCAGTTTGGATTTATCGGCATGCTCGGCTCCGGCGTAACCAACCGCGTAAGCGGTGTGACCGTGCGCGAACTGGCATTCGACGGGAACAAGACGGAGACCTTCCCTATCAACCTTCCCGAGAATGACACCTACGGAGTCGGTGACAAGTACCACGACGCCCTCGCCCTCGAGTACGCTGACGGTGTCCGCGTTTCTAACTGCTCGTTCTATAACGGAGCCGGTGCCGCTCTCTACTCCCTCGATTCGGACAAGATCAACTTCACCGGTAATAGAGTATTCGAGCTCTCCAAACCCTTCGAGATGAACATCTCGCCTCTCAAGATCCGTGAGTCGAGCCGCATCATCGCCCAGGGCAACCTCTTCCAGAACTGCTCCGGCGCCGTGGATTTTACCGGCATCGACGCTTCCCTCATCAACAGCAACATTGTCGACAACTGCGGGGAGACAGGTATCAGGCTCAATGCGTCCGACACCTGGAGCGCTGAGGGCAACCTCACCTTCAACGAGAACGGGTCCGTGATCCGTAACATCGACCTGTACCAGAACGAGTACAGTCGGGTGAGTCTGGATGTGAAGAGAGGCGTGGTCATGACCCCGACCTACTTCACGGTGACCGACAGCGGGTTCCCCGTCTCCGTCACCCCGGGCTCGATCGTGGCCAGAGTGTACCCGCTCAACTCGAGTTACCAGTACAATACGTCGGCGCCGGCCACCTACCTTCAGGTGGTGGAGAGCAGGCCACAGCTCGAGGCGGGCATATTCGCCCTTACAGCACCGGTCTCTTCGATGACGGGAGTTGGCGGATCGAACCAGGGCCGCTCGATCCGTGGTACTAATGGTTACGACCTGCTCAACCCCGACGGTTCCGGTTCGGCCAATTACGGCTACGGGTACAGGATCACGGCAACCGCCGCTCTGGGAAGATACGCCATCAACCGTATCGCCTACGCCTCCCCGACAACCGTTAAAATCTACTTCCGCAACTCCTCCGACATCCTCTCGCTGCTGTTCTTTGCCGCGGGGAATCCGTCAAACGACTTTATCAAGACGACGGGCATCGGAGTCACTGGGGCTGAGCTGTCCAACTGGCCCGACTCCACCACCATCAGCATCATCGAGGTGGACACGAGCAACGCCGCCATCGTGATCTCAACGCCATCCACCGTGGCCTCCAAGTTCACGGCCTCGACGGACGTCTACAGCACCCCGACGGGGTACCTGGGCCTGATCAAGAACAACTACTTCATCGCTGACGGAAACATCTACGTTTCCGAGTGATGAGATCCTGACACGGCGACTGGCCGGGGCGGAGCCTTCCCCTCCTCCCCGGCTTTTTTCGCTGTTCGGCCCTGTGATGTTTAAAGTAGATACATACAGAGCATGCGTTTACAATGGCATCAAAAGTCAGCGTTGGAAAGACCTCACCGGTACCTCTAGGCCAACAACCGGCCGCTAACTCTCTCCCAGTGGTATTTGCCGAGGATCAGGCACCTATACCCGTAGAGGAGCAGAATAAGATCCAGTCGGAAGTGGCTCTGAGCCTGCTGGGTATCCCTAGAGCCGAGGTGGCGCTGGGTATCTTCGCTGACGTTAACACCTACGACGTCAACCCTTCCGAGTGGGCTCAGTTCCCGCTCGAGAATACCCCGGACCCTAGTGGCGAGGGCATCGACTACGGTGTGGAGCATATCCCCGAGGAAGCCGGGGCGAGACTCGTGGCTCCGGACGTCAAGACCACCGTACTGACCTCCAAGCGCTTCTTCCGCTACCAGCCTGGACGTGTCTCCGCCTCCACAATGGGTGTGAAGATGAACCTCACCCGCGACCCAGAGGAGCAGACCTCCGCCCTCCAGGCCAAGATGAAGGGAGCCCCATCGCTGAAGAAGTGGGGCATCTTCGACAAATTCGACGGCTACTACTTCGAGGCGGCTAACGCCGGAAAGGGCAACGACTTCCGCTGCGTTCGTCGGACGCAGGCCATCATCCCCTCCGAGCCCTCCGGCTACGCCGGGGCTCTGAGCTGGTTCCAGAACAGCGACGACACCGACTTCACTCCAGCGACCAACTTCGGCGTGGCGGGACTCGACCCGGTTATCGTGAGAGACGGCCTGGTCTACACCGCCGCTGCGATCTACGACCCCTCCCTCGTCTACGCTCCCGAGAGCGTTGCCGCTATTGATGCGTCAGGAGACCCCTCCGGAGCTCTGAAGAACTACCAGTCCGACTCCGGTTACGCCGTTCGCCTCGCGACTTTCAACGGAACAGTCTGGTCGGAGGTTATGGCCGATCGTAAATTCCAGTTCCCATTCGACCAGTCTAAGACCATCTCCCTGAGCCCGGAGAATACGTCACTGGATCGTGGGTACATCCGCCTCGACGCCCACTGCAACTTTTACAAGATCATCTCCAACCTCAACCGCAAAGCCTCCTACACCTCCTTCCCCGCGGTTAAGAGTTCGCTCGAGGCTTCGGAGTGGGGCATCGCCGGATCATCGATCAGTTCCTACAACTCCACGATCGTCGCCAATACCTGGGACACCGCTCCCTCCACCTCCAATAGTGAGAAGAAGGTGTGGCACCTGATGGTGAATACCCAGGGTGTTGATGCCGGCTATCGTATCTCCGACGCCCAGCACTCGGCCTCCCCCAGCCTCCCAGCAAACGTTAAAGCCCGCACAGTCACCAACGGCAACGTAACCCTCAAGGAGTGGTTCAATCTATGCGTGCCAAAACCCTACCGCATGGTGTACGAGTGGAGACCCTGCCGCGCGATGTTCTCCGGCGACAAACTCGACGGCGCTGAGTCGGTGGTACGCTGGAGTGACGTGAACACCGCCGCTGAGGACACCACAGTGGGAGGTGGTTCCGTTATCAACCTTCCGGGTCAGAAGATCAAGACCGCTGACAACGAGGATCTTACAACCGTCTCCGCCTACAACATCGATTTCACAAAGGTAACAATGTGGAAGATCGAGTTCTCGTGGTACGGCGCTGTTGGCGCCATCTTCCTCTGCTACGTGCCCGTTGGCAACAACGAGGCGAGGTGGGTGAGAGTCCATCACATCCGAGCCTCCAACCAGCACTCGGTCGCTTCTCTGGGTAATGCCACCCTCCCAATCACCTACCTCACCCACGGGGGTCCGGAGAGCGGACTCGAGTCGACGGACATCGGCAACACCCTGGTCAAGTACGGTGCTTCCTACTACATCGATGGTGGGGATAAGGGTACCGTTCGCCTGCTCTCAAAGGCCTCCGATTTCCAGCGCGAGGTGCCCAAGGGTTTCTACGACTTCACCGCTACTAACTGGACGAGGACATCAGCCTCCGAGCTAACCTACTCCGCCGTAACCCATCCCAACGTGGCCGGTGGAGTGGCTGTTGGTCTGATGGGAGCGTACCTGGCATCCGACTCCACCGCCAAGGTCAAGTGGGTGACGCAGAGTGGTAATGACATCACCCTCCACTTCACCAACTCCGCGCTTCCGGCGACCAACGCCACAGGCGTAAGACTCGTCACCCCCAGGACCCAGCGCTCCCTCCTAACAGTCCGCGCCAAAGACTTCATCTACAATAGAGATGGTAAGCCCGTCCGTAACCGCCTGCAGATCTACCCCATCAAGTACGGAGCGGGCGTGACCGGTGGGACTTCGGGTGAACTTCTCACCCTGAGAGCCTTTAAGAACCCGCTCTTCATCGTAACTAATACCTCGACATCTCTTGGTACCTCGGTGGAGTACCCCGGAGCGGGTATCGTCCGTGATCCTGCACCCACCCCCAACAACTACGTCAATACTAAGAACTCGACTCTGCCCGTGCAGGTAGGCTTTGCTTCCCCTGGCCCTCCGACTATCGGAGTAGGAAAGTACCGTTACGGTTACTTCCTGGGCACCACGTCCCAGGCCACGGCTTCCGCCGGCTGGACCATCACTCCCTCCTCCACCTCGCCCGCGGCTTACACCCCCATCCTCGGAAAACTATTCCAGACCTCAGCCGGGTACTTCTTCGAGAAGTTCTTCTCCTATCCTGAGGACATCTACATCGTCGGACTCTTCATCCCAGAACGGCACCTCACTCTGAGCTCTGCCGGAGTGCTCTCGGAGGCCGTGCTTTCCGCCGGCGGAGGTATTCTCGGATCGACCGCCTCCACCGACCAGACTAAGTGGAATCGCCTTGAGGCCGATGGTCTGGCAACCTGGGAGGACATCACCCGTCTCTCAGGTGTGCAGATCGCCCAGGACCTGGGCCTTACCCCCATCGCCGATACAGGCAACGAGATCCTCTCCTACTACGCGAACGCCGGGGGTTACCAATTCGACCTCCAGGATTACTTCGCCTACAATAAGGAGTATCTGTCCTTCCCTCTCACCGACGAGGTGGACATCATCACCCTCCAGGGCCACTACGATATATCGGTCCAGGCGTTAGGCTCAACCACTCCCGCCACCTCACCGTTCAAAGTCAATAACGCCCTGACCTGGGAGGAGCAGTGATTCCTCATGGCTCAGTATAGCATTAGAGCCCAGAAGACGGGCGTTAGGACCTACGAGAAAGAGCTTCAGATGATCAGTTATCGGGGAAGCTCTCTCTTCTCCGAGGAAGGCAACACCCTGATCTCTAAGAAGGACGTTTACTACCCACCCGACTACCTTTCAAAGGGATCGGTGGCTGTGAACATGGACCCCGAATCCTACAAGAAGGATGGGTTGTCAACACGGAACATCTACAGCAAGGGCCGGCCAGCGGCCCTTCCGATTAAGGAGCGTTTCGCCGAGCAGAGCGCCGTCTCCAGGTCGCTCCTCGGCATAGATAGAGCGGAGACCCAGCAGGGGATCTTCGACGATGTTAGTACGTACGGTCTGGATAGAAAGGACTGGGTGGTGTACGCAGGCTGGGCGGAGCAGGGCCAGAATGGGACCTGGGACAGTAAGAACTCTCCGGCCGGACCGCATATCCCCGTGAGGGACCGGGACTACTCCGAGGGCTCGTCCATCGTCATTGACTCCTACCCCGTACCCTACACCGACCCCGGCAACCCACCCGTCTATAACAAAATCGCGGGCATCACCGACAATCCTGGGCCTGGGTGGGGGCGCTACATCCAGTCCCTCGTGGCTATGTACATCATCGAGTACATGGTCAATAACTTTACGCCGGAGCAGAGGAACGCCTTCCGTCTCAACTTCATCGAGAGAAAGTACCCCAAGACCTCCGACGGGAAATTCAATCGCCTCTACTGGGATCAGATCTGGCTGGATATTAACCAGGGTCGTTTTGAGTCCTCGGGTAATATCCCCATCATCCCGCGCGGCACCATGTTCAACTTCGCCCCGGATGCCGGCGAGGACACCATAGACCTCACGGCTCTGTTCGGAGCCGACCTGCCCGCCGAGGAAGCCAACGTATCCGTAAACTTCAACAAGTTCTTCTTCGCCTCCACCCGTTACACCTGGCGCGAGCCAAACCAGGGCCACTACGTTATCGCGACAAACAGTAACCCGGAGCTGTGGGACGAGTACTGGGGCATAGACTACAGCTCCCTTCCCGCCGATCTGAGAAACTGGGAGTTTCAGGTGTACTCATCGCCGAGCGAAGTCCCGCAGTTTGTGATCGACTACAAACTTCCCTACTTCCTCATCACGTCTACCACACCGTCGGAATCGCTTATCTTCGGCCAGAGCTGGCCCCAGAGCTTCTCCGACATATCCATTCCCCAGATCACCGATATAATCTCCGACGGTAACCTGATCGGCGGGCGGGAGTGCGGCCTTGCCGTGATCACTCTCACGTCTCTCAGGGCGTTCCGCTACCAACCCGGTAGGATTAGTGGCTTCACCTACGGCGTCCGTGTCTCCGAGGAAGGAGCGGGCCCGGGATCCCTGCTCGAGTGGGGCGTGGAGAACTACACCGACGGTTACTTCTTCAGGCTCCAGGATGGCACGGACTTCTCCGTGGTCAGAAGGTCCACGATCCCGCTTGGGCAGACCGACCTATTCATCCAGGCTGAGTACAGGGAACGCGAGGCGTACATCTCCCAGCTGACGGGGGTTGTAAGGTACAAGGATCTACTTACCGACTCCCAGGTACTCCAGCTCGAGGCCGGAGTCAGAAACAGGACGGTGACCAAGGTCTACGAGACCGTCATCCAGCAGAACCAGATGAATGGAGACGGGCTCAACGGCCAGGGTGAGAGTGGTTACATCTTTAACCCCGACACCGTAACCATGTACAAGATCGAGTTCGGATGGTACGGTGCCATCGGTGCTCGGTTCTACATGTACATCCCGCAGAGCAATGGCTCGTCAAGGTGGGTGACGGTGCACACTCTCGTCATCGAGAACCAGATCGGCCAACCGTGCCTTGAGGATCCGTTCTTCTTCTTCAAGTACAGAGCCTACGTCGATAGCCCGAGCCGCATCCGCCTGCCCCAGTTCGTGGAGAAGTACGGAGCGTCCTACTACATCGACGGTGGCGACGAGGGCACCGTGTCATTGTCCAGTGGTAGGTCGGTGAATAGGCAGATTCCGGACATCACGTCGGACACCATCGAGGTTCCCATTTACAACTGGGCAAGCGTCCTAGGCCTAAAACCCAAACAGTACATTATCAACTCCGAGGGCAACTCCTTCCCCAACAAGAAAGAGGTCTTTCCCATCTCCATGTCCATCACCTCCACAACCGCGACGGAGGTGAAGTTTGTCAATCAGTACGGATGCAGGGAGAACGCTTTTACTTTCCAGGAGGGGTACACGTGCATTCTGCCAGAGGAACAACGGCTACGTGGCCTCTTCAGCATCAACCGACTCCAGAAAGACGAGACATCGCTCTCCTTCCTAGACCGCGACGAGCAGTCCCCGGTTCCTACGCTCTCCTACGTAGGACCCGATTCCGCCTACCCGGTATCCTCTAGCAACCTGATAAGTGGCGGGGTGTTTGTAGGCTGGGAAGCTTACGAGTCGGCGCTGATCGGCTCCCACCTGATCGGGGATAAGGTGTACGCCATGTACGTCAATCCGACGCAGGAGTACGCTACATCCCCAACGGGTGTAAGTGGCCCGGAGATCGTGGTGCAGAGATCCCTGGGTAGTAATGGCGCGTACTACGTCGGGCAATCGAAGGACCGCTCGTGGTCTGACGCCGAACTCCTGTTCAGGTTTAAGGAGGATGTCTCGCTAAAACTCTCCAGGTACCGCCAGGATACCTCGCTCCTATCCACCGTGGACATCACGACCGAGGAATTCTACCTCCTGTACACGAGGATCACTCCTGAGTCCCAGGACTCCTACGACTTGAGGTGCGGTATTGATAGTGCCGAGTTTGGTTGCGATGGCAACCACTTCGGGGAGATGCAGATCGGCGTGATCTGGCCTCTGGAGAATCCTGGATCGTACACGTACCCCGACTCAATCGTATCACGGAGTAGGGTGGGTCCTAATTTTGGCATCATAGACCCTAAGAACCCCGCTGATCGGACCGGGCTGAGTGGTAACGGGGAGAGTGTTCAGGTACTGCAGGACGGAAGCAATTACTACGTTGTCGATAAGTCGATCCCCAACAGCTCCAACTATCGCTACTACGAGGGACTGCCGGTGAACTTCGACTCAAACGAGTTGAAGGAGAACGTTCTCGCTGTCAATCAACCAGCCTACCTAGCCGTGGGAGATGGCGGACTCGAGGTTGGAGAGGGACTGTGGCAATCCATGGGTCTTATCGACGGCCAACTTCCCGGAGTTCCGGGTTCGGAGGGCGGAAGCTGCCACGCCATTTACGGAAAAGCCGGGGAGATTCAGGCCCTGGCCTCCTTCACGGCTATCGGCATCGACGGAACAGCTACGGCTGGGACCTACTACCTCTCCAAGACATCGTCCTGGCCAGCGGACCTCTGGAGCGCCTCTAACTCCCTGTTTGTGGAGAGGGACTCCGACGGAGCGAGTATCACCGTAAGCACGACGGCCGGCGCGGCCCAGCAGGTCTTCACCCCTTCCGGCACCAGCGTCCAACTCTACCTGCTTCCAGTGACGATTGTATCTGGCTCCCCGTTTAGTAACGACACGGCCATCGTGGCCAAGTACCGCGCCATAGCGCTCTACGTCCCGAGCCTTCTAAGGCCTGACGCCACCCTCCTAGCGCAGAAGATCGTGGGCCAAAACCTCTTCCCCATCAGATTCTTTATCAGGATGAGGGAGGGAGCCAAGATCGGAGGCATGACTGTGGGCCAGGTAACTCCTAATGGCATTATCCAAACCCCATTCACCCCACACGGCTGCACTCTGAGCGTGAATAACATCGACGGAAACCCGGACCTCCACGACGGTGGTTCCTCGGATACAGTGACTTCCGCGAAGAAGTCGATGGTCGCCTACAACCACGCCGATACCCTCACCCCGGACAACTACTCCTACTACGACGTTAGCGGAGTTAGTGGCCTGGACCGACGCAAGAAGTGCCCTAGCTTTGTCAGCAACAATATCCTCTCGGGCGCGGGCTTCTCCGGTGTTGGCGACTACCCGGTGAGATGGCTGGAGTTTAAAGAGTCAGGGGACCCTGTAGCTTCATTCTTCGTCTCGGAAAATAAACCTACGGAGATAGATCTCTCGGACATCTTCAACATCAACACCGAGTCCATAGGACCCAGTTTCTGGAACAATAAGGCGCTCTTCATGATCGCGAGAAACCTCGCCCCAGGCGTGAACGGAACCATGTCCGTGACACTCAACTACAAGGAGCAGTGATGGCAGAATCTTTTAGCTTTCTTCAGCAGAATCGTCCTGACATCGGTCTGGTCGACAGGTACGATCTCAGCGAGATCTACGACTCCGACGAGCGTCTCGCCCTCACCAACCTGCTCCTCGAGCCGGAGGGCCTGGACCAGATCTACGGACTCGTGGGCAAGGGGATCACTAAGGAGGACGTTAGAACAGCCGGAGGACTGGATAAACCCATCATCCACTCCGTGGGTATCTCGTCGTGGACACTTGGAGACGCCAACTACTCCCTGCTAGGTAACATCACGACCGATAAGGCAATAGGCGAGCCAGGAAAGCAGTCCTTCGTGACCGATCTCCAGTCGGATAACATCATCGTCTTCCAGGGAGGTCTGGCGGCTAAGAAGATCGAGTACAGCTTCCTCGACGAGAACGGAGGCGTGAGAACCACCACCGTCCCCACCTCGCGCGAGAGTCTTTTCGGCGCGTCGAAGGACGGAGCCGGCGCTTACACCTCAGCGTCCTACCCCGGACTCTTCAGGATCAGGAAGCGCTCCCACCTCCACGAGCTAAGACTATCCTCCAAGTTGCTCATAGAGAGGAGCTCGATCGTGGAGTCTCCAACGGACACGCTGAAGATCCCGGTGTACATGAGGACCTCCACAAACACCTCTCCAAGCGTCACCAACCTGCAGTGCTACGCCACCAAGAACTCTCCGCTCGTCCTCCCCGTGAGGATCTTCGGCGGTGCCACCCTATCCTTCTCCAGAGTAGGCGCTAACTCCTCATCCCCCGCTTTCGTGTACGGATGGGAGCTTAAGAGGCTGTCGGATCTGAGACTGGCTAGGAGCGAGGCGGTGCAGTCGTCAGGTGCGGTAAATACGGTCAATATCAACGTAAGCACCTCGGGTACCATATGTAATGGTGTGGATGCCCTGCTGTACGTATATCTGGATCCGTCGGTTGTGGTGGCCGCTAACCTCTCCGGGTTGGGGATGACAGAGCAGGCGGGCAGGGACCTGGGACTGATCGGATTCACCTCGTTGGAAGATCTGAACATCTCCAACAACAACTTCTCCACGCTACCGGTCTGGCTAAAGACCCTACACAGCAAACTCAAGAAGCTAAATATCTCCGGCAACGCGTTCTGGCTCAATGGTATAGTATCCTACTTCGACTGGCAGGAGCCTCCCGTCGGGGTCACCGGCGCCAGTTCGGCTGGAGCTATCCCCAACATCACTCTGGCCCAGGTCCTAGGGTATAGCGGCTGGACAAACTCAGGGGCGATTACGGCGTACGGTGGTAACCTAGCCACCGCCCAGGACTCCGTCGGCACGTTGTACAAGAACCAGAGAAATATCTCCGTGAATGGGGGCACAGCTCCGGTAGTAGATATCGCGAATGGCTTCAGACCATTCATCCTCCTTGAGGAACTCAATCTAGGGGCAACAGTCAGACTCACCAACCCCGACTTCACTACTCTCTTCCCGAATCTCAGGTCCCTCAATATAAACACCGGTGGAAGTAATCCCAGAGTCCTCTATGGCCTCATCCCCAAGCTGAAAAACAACAATGCCCCGATGTCTCTGGGGCTTAGTGGGCACGCCGGAGAGGTCAATGGCTCGATCAGGTACTTAGGAAACACCATTACCTGGAACACGGCGGATAGCGGAGCCGTCAAGCAGCAGTTTATCGGACAGTTCAAGTTCTCGGGCTTCGATATCAATAACGGATCGGGGGCTGGCGGATGGTTTGGTGGTATCTGCACCACCGATGCCGATCTGGGAGTCTCTATCCCCAACAACACTGTCGACGGGATCCCCAAGTACAGTTTTGTGGGGACGGGTACGGCGGCTCAGGCGTGGAGCGGGTGGTTGGCGGAGACCCAGTACCTGGGCATATACTACAGGGACATGGCCTTCAGAATTGCGAATGGCACAAGCCTTACCTGGGCGAAGCTAAGTAGCGTAAACTGCACCTACTGCGGTGTGGCTCAGACGAGCAACAAAACCAAGTACAACACCGGAGTGGGTGTGGGTACTATGCTCTCGGATGACATCCTTCAGGCCCCCAACCTAGGCGGTATAGACGCTTGGTACTCCGGGTGGTGGGGGAAGATCTTCTCGATTTCGGGCGCGCCTAACCTCTCATACGCCAACCTGGGAGCTAATAACTGGGAACCCTACGAGACCTCTGATGGGCGCCAGTACTTACTACCGGAGAATTTTGTCGCTCCGGCCACGGCCACGTCCTATAACACTATCTCAGCTCTCTACCTCCACCTCATTTTCAATGGCTGGGCGAGGAACATGGAGTTCAGGCCCGATGACCTAAAGAACCTCCCCAGAGTATCGACCTTCTACGTGGGCGACTCCTACCTTACAGGGGCGTTCCCGACCGTGTTCACCGCGAACAACACCGCAGGGGTTGGGTTTAACACCTGGATACACAACTGCAGGTTCAGGGACCTCTCCGCCTTGGGCTCGACTAATACCAACAGAGTGGGGCTTATCTACGGCCCGTCTAATGGCACCGGGGTCGGTGGTTCCCTGCTTCCCAACTTCAAGACAACGTCCGTTAACCAGAGTCTTAGCTACGTCTGTCTGGATAGCACACTATCCCAGCGGTACCCAGGAAACTGGGGAGTAGTCGCCGATCGCGGTAAGCTTATCGCGCCTCTCGTGACAGGAGCCCTGGAGGAGAATACTCCGGGTGTGACATGGACGTCACGAAACAACAACAACACCTCCGACGCTCTGTCCGACAAACTGTACCAGAGCAATCCGGGTGGCTTCAGAATAGACTCCCAGGCCATGGTCGGAGACGAGGTGTATAGCGGTACGAGCTTCATCGGTCGGGTGACCCAGATCGACAGGGACAATCTATTCCTCTACATCGATGCTCCGGTCTCGGTGACCTCCGCCACGCTCACGTTTCGCCGGGCGGGGCAGAACATCTCGGAGTTCTTCGACAACCACGTGTCACTGGACCAGGTGTATATCAGATCGGCAAAACTGACAGGCACCATACCCCTATTTACAAACTGCAGGGCGCTGAGATTCGTCTACCTTGACAACAACCTCCTCTCGGAGTACCAGTCGGGGACCCTGAAGAATATCACCGGCATGAGCACCGGATCGTCCTCGCCCCCGCCCCTCCTGAGATTCATGCTCGAGGGCAATGTTCTCACCAAGGAGTCGGTCAAACGCATTATCAATGACGTCCACGACATCGCGGTGTACTTCCGCACGAAGAACATCCGCCCCAATTTCATTGTCAACATCCTCTCCACAAAGTACAACTCCGCCAACAAGGAGTATCAGAACTGGACAAGGGGCGAGATCTTCGACCAGACCTCAACGTACGTTAACGCCGCCGGCGAGACCGTGACGGTCCCCGATCCACTGGAGACTAAGTTCAATCAGCTCGGTGTAGGAAATACCTACTCCACCATTACCATCCAACTCTTCTAAATCAGGAGCGCAGTAGAACATGGCAATCGGCCTAACTAGATCGAAGAATCTATCCGAATCTAATCTCAACCTCAAGACCGCTCTGCAGAAGCTGTACGCTCCTGGTATAGAAAGAGACATCGAGTTGTTCTCGCTATCCTCGACCATCGAGTCCTCCTGCTTCTCGGGCCTGGAGGATAACGAGGACACCCAGATCTTCAGACTGACAACGGAGAAACTACGCACCATCACAGGTAGCGTTCTGAAGAGGACAAAGTTCTCCACTCGCTACTTCACCTACACCGACGAGAACAAGGTGTATTTCTCCGAGTACCTCGCGGGTACCGGCAGTGATCAGACCGCTAGATCTCCTAAATACTCCGTCTCGGGATCGATTCCGGGCCTGGAGGTTATTCTGGGGGGCGGTGGTTTTTACTTCCTGAATTCGCAGGACGCTCCGTCAAACATAGATACTTTCTCCGGGACGTGGGCGGCCAGCGCCTCATCCACCGTCACTATCACCCTCGCCGCCCATGGATTCAAGGTGGGGCAGAGTGTTCTGCTCAGATTTGAAAACTCCGGCGGGGGTACCAACGCTACGTACGGGGAGTACGCTGTGCAGTCCGTGCCCTCCCCATCTACTTTCACCGTGGTAAATGCCGGGGGGTCGATCTCGGGCTCCGGAGCTGTGCAGGTGGTCAGCTCCGACATCGTTCTCAGCAATGTCCAGCTGAAGGGCAAGTCGAGCGGAAGAACGTCGGCACGAGCCGATGTGGTCTTTGGCAGACTTTCCTACGACTACCTGCCAGGAACCGCGGCCACGTACTCGAATACGTCATTCGGGCTTCAGTTAGGCTCCACGGCCCCCACTACCATTACGTTAAACAACCACGGGCTTAGTAACGGCTTATCGGTCTACATCAGAGTGCTTACAGGCACACTGAAGAGCGGATTTGTGAGTTCTGTGACAGTAATCAACCAGAACCAGTTCTCCGTTATCCTTCCCGTAGGCTCGGTGAATACCACTCAGAGTTGCGAGGTATGCTCGACGGAGGAACTGACAAGATTCACAGCCGGTTCCGGCTCCAGGTTCAGAGTTAAGAGCATCCAACTCACGGACGAGGGGCAGAACTACATCGTACCCGAGGACTTGGAAGTTGTCGAGGGGACCTTTAACGACTCCAGAACCGGTCAGGTGGTGAAGATTCGCAAGCAACGCGGCCCGTTCTTCGAGGGCATGCCCGAGGCGATCCGCACCAAAGTCTTTACGTACACTGTCAAGAACGCCACTAACGAGGGGTTCTTCCTCTTCGACGATGAGCGGGGCGAGTACCTGTTCGTGGATAGGAACACGCCGGCGACTGGCCTGACCGAGGAGCAGAGCATCCGCATCAGGAGATTTGACGGAGTCAATGTCAATAACCTCCTTCAGTTTAGGTTCGCCCAGTCTCCCCTGTACCTTCGCGGTTACGCCGGCGATGTGATCTCCCTGGGAGCTTCCGTGTCCGGGGCTATTAACAACCTCAGCAACGGAGCCCAGGGACTGAAGGACAGTTCCAGAACAGCCATCCAGAATACGAGAAGGCCAACTCCCGCGGACTCCGAGGAGAATATCTTTGGCTACACCTATAACTCCTTTGCGGGTAAGGACGTTGTGATATGGCAAAGAGTGGTGATGCGCGATCAGGACTTCATACTCGATCCGAATGACACCACCCTGGGAGCCAACTCTATAACGGGAGATAGGCTAAGAACCTCTGTCTCCGAGTTCGTGATGGGGCCTCTTGTCTCCTGGTCCTCCACGGCGTCCGGAGCGGTTACTATCACGCTGGTTGGTCATTCCGTGCAGACCGGGAATGTTGTGAGAGTGTCGGAGGTTACCGCCTTGGCGGGCAATAATTTCCCCGCCGGGAACTACGTTGCTACGTACGTGAGTCCGTCGGCGTTCTCTATCGCCACCGGTCTAAATACTGTCAGCTCTGGGACACTGAGCCTCATCGTACCCGACCCTAACTTCCAGATACGTACACCGGGCCTGTTCCTTAAGGTGGGTTCCGAGTACAGGCGGGCGTTCTCGACAACCGATAAGCCTTTCTTCCAATCCATCACGGACTCCACCGGAGCCGCGGCTTCTGCCAACCCTACCGTCGCGGGGAGCGGTGCTAGTTTCACCGGGCAGAGTTTCGGCGCCCTGAGCGCCGAGGGTACTCTGACCACGAACAACCCCGCGATAACAAACTGGTACTCGTACAACACGACCATCTCCGAGTTGGCACAACGTATCCACACTAACGGTCGCGACGGAGCCTTCTACTACCACATCCCCACCGCTCCGGCAGTGGGCAATGTGAGCGTCATCAGGAACAATGCGCCGGGGACCATATACGCGGTCCCGCTATTCACCCTGGCACCGTAAGGCTTAGGTCCAGGAGGGGTTGTTAGCGGAGAGGGCTCTCAACTGCCGACCCCCTTCCTGCTTCTGGATGAAGAGATAGTACTTATCCTTCACTGGCTTGTTGTTGGAGTGAAGGCGAGCGTCGTTGTAGATGTTGGCGTTGATGGCCGTGGCGGAGTCGGTGGGTAGGCCCACGCCCAACTCCACCTCTAGTTTGTGAGTGTACTCCGCTCCAGTGAATACGGGTTTCTGCGACGCTAGGAGAGTGGAGAGAAGGTTTGTCCGCTCCGCCGCGGAGAAATCGAACATCAGTTTGTCGGTGACATGGAGGAACTTCTGTCCCATGTCGGTGACATTACTGATCCTTCCACCCCACCAGACGTCAAACTGACCCTCTGGCGTGAGGCCGGAGTTGTAAAGAACGGCGTCGGTCTTCACCAGGCCCTGGAGATCGATGTTCTGTATAGAGTAGGGAGGGTAGCACAGGCCACCAAGACCGGGGTCCGATGACCCAGGTGTATTATCGTAGCCGAATGGCACAACAATGTCCGCCGGTGGGGCAGGAAGTTCCGTATCCTGCGAGAACGGACTACCTGGAGAGGGCGAGGACGAAGCCTTAACGTACAGGGTCTCTCCGAAACTCAACCCGGCACCCTGATCGACTCGCAGGTACTGGTAGGCTCCATTCATGACCAGTTTTATCTGCACGAGCCGATCGGCAACGTTGCCACCTGTGGGGGAGGGGATGACACCCGCCCGGCTCACCCTGGCACCTGAGGAGTCGGTGATGGAGGACGGAAGCGTTCCACCGAGCTGGAAGTGGTTGTAGTACACCTGGCAGTTACTGTACACTCCCACGGGCTTTGACGGGGTGAAGGTCACTCTGCCGGTCGATGCGTCGTACGAGGTGACTCTTCTTACCGTCGCGTCACCCGCGAAGTAGATCTCGGAACCGATATACTGACTGTTGTTGCTACCGGCGGAGTCCGGGGAGAATACACCTCCCGACGTGGTGATCGTAGTATCTCCAGAGTTCACTGTTAGCGTAACACTAGCGAACGAGGTTCTCTGCACACCTATCAGACCGTAGAAGCTGTAGTCCGTTGTCCCCTTCCTGAAGGCCACCGTGAAGGCCGACTTGGAGAGGTGGTTTCTGACGGAACCTCCGAGCGCCAACTGAGCCACCACCCCAGTGGTATCGTAGGTGAAGGTGGTACCATCCCACGATCCGTAGGAGAAACGACCCTGACCATCCACCTCCTCGTAGAGGACTCTGATCGTGCCGGGGTTGAAGTCGGGATCGGAGGGTAGTTTGGTGGGGGTGAGGGCGGAGATATTCTGCCTGGAGATGTTGGAGAATGTTGTGGAGTTGTCCGCCATGTGCAGGGCCTTACCGTAGTTGGTGAGGGTTGCGGTGTCTATAACCCCTAGGTCGTTTGTGGGGAACCCGGTGATTATCACGTTACCGCCAAACCCGGCCTGATTCTCTATCACCTCCATAAAGGTGTAGTTGGCGCCGTCCTTGCGAACCTCCCCGGGCACTAGGTTCTTGCCGGAGTAGGGAGAGGTGGTGCCGATCTCGGCAACGGTGCCCTTCCTCTGCCTCCCGATCATCAGAAGCTTGGAGTGGTTGTAGTCGTAGTCCCTCTGAGCGGCCGCGGTTGTGATGGAGTTGGGCAGCATTCCATCGTACCGGTCAGTGCCGTAGGTATTCAGCTCCGGCAGATTTCCGAATTTGGCTTTGTACAGGCCCAGATTCTGCTCAAAGGGTACTTTGGAGGGGTCGGGGTTGACGAAGTTCGCCCCCACCCCGTCCAACATGTCGTAGACGGATTTGTACTTCCCGGTTTGGTTGGGATTGAAGAGGAATCTCTGCCAGAGCGACTCGTCGTACTTCAGCTCTGTGGTTGGTATGACGGTGCGGGGACGGTTCTTCACCACCACCCAGATCTTCTGCCCGTCGGTGGGTGATAGGCCGGAGATGGAGAACTTGGAGTAGGTGACTCCGAGCACGGGGTCCGTCTTGGTAGCGATGGTGAGAGCCGAGGGTACGTTGTATCCCAATACACTTCCGGGTTGGGAAGCGCCGATGAAAGTGTAACCTACGACCTCGAAGAATTCGCTGAAGTTGACAAAGTTGGCTTCGGCGGCAGCGCTACCACCAGCTGACGTATCCACCTCCCAGGCACTCTGCGCAGTACTCCAAGTAACTCTGAGTTGCGAGGAGTAATCATTCCAGCTCGGAAGATCCACCGGGTTGATATTGGTCTCTATGGACTGGATGAAGAAACCCGCAGGGCCTAGGGGTTTGTTGGTAAGTATGTTTGTCTGGGCCGGGTCGGTGGATGGCTGACCGTACCAGAACCTCACAACCACGGGAACGTAATCCCCATTGAAGTTCGATACGGGATTCCCCTCCCTATCGGAGTAGGTCTTGCTGAAGTCAAACGCCGAACCGTCCGCCAGGCTTCTCTGAGCTGGGAGGGTTCCCGTTCCAGAGCCCAGGGGCATCGTCGGTCCGCCCTGGATGTAGTGGATCTGGCTACCTAGGGCGTTGGGTGCGGCCACCTCCTTGGAGACCTGGACGTAGTAGGTGGAGGGATCGGCGGTATTTACCGCGGTTCTCCAGGTACCCTCCACGGCCCCAGTGGTGGGGTTATAGCCACTCTTATCGAAGTAATCGACGCGGATGTGCCCGTTTACCTGAGCCGACAGCCTCCTCAGAGTGGTACCCGAGATGGCTCCCTTCGCCATCCACATATCAAACCTCAACCCCCAGTTGTACTTGGTGTTGATACCACGCAGGGGGATCTGGTCGAATCTCATGTTACCGTCGCGAACGATCGGAAACTTGGGGTTTGTCAGAGCGGATTCCGTCTGACTGCCGTACTCGTTGGCGCTGAGAAAGTCGTAGTTGTACTCCCCACTCCACCAGTACTCATTTTCGACATCAGGCACGAATGCTCCGTCCTTGACATACCCTACACGGTGAGTCTCGGCGATCTGCGTATCCGTAAGGGGCACAAAGTCCGCGGAGTTGAATGCCGTGGAGGTGATGGCCTCAGTGAAAAATGGCGGTAGGTTGGTGTGGGAGTACTTGTTCGTCGAGCCGGTAGGTTGGTCTGCCGGAACGTAGTACTTGAAGAGCACCGATCCCTGGCCCTGGTAGATCGTCCCCCTTCCGGCAAATCCCTCGGCCTGGGTTATGCGGTCGGCGATACGCTGTCGTGGGCTGACCAACGGTGCAGACACGCCCTGCTCGTCCAGAGCGTTGATGGAGGCGCCGCTCAGCACCTCAAAATCCTCCCGCTTCAGACCGAATCTGAAAATACCGTCGAGGATCTGTATGTCCGGGGGCCCGAAGTTACCGAGGGTGGAGGCCTCGGCCGGGTCCTGGATGTCCTTCAGTACCCCGGCCAGCGCCTCGTCGTTGGAGGTCAGGTCGCCGAGCGCTTCGTCCCTAAGCAGACCGAAGTACTTCACCTCGGTCTCAGCACGGTCCTTCTGCAGGAACAGTTGAGGCTGGGTGCGGGAAACTCTCAGTCTTCCGCCGGTCTTTTGCTTAGGCATCTTCTCAAAGCACTACTTCTAGTATACCTTAAACCTCCTCTATCACCTGGAGACGTACAGGTCCGAGTAGGCCCGGATCACCGACTGGACAAAACTCGACCTCTCTATGTCATCGAACCCGAACTCCACGTGACCCACCTCTGGGAGGAGTTTGAGCCGTCTTAGGGCGTCGGAAAGACCATCCCCGCCGAACTTGCCTGACAGATCCCTCTGCACCACGTCCCCGAGCAGGGCGATGCTCGATCCGTCGCCTAGACGTGTGAGAATCGTCATGAGGCTGTGGGTGGTGGTGTTCTGCATCTCGTCGGCAATGACTACGCAACGGTGCAGCGAACGTCCTCTCAGGTGCTCGATCGGCAGGAACTCGATGTACTTCTTCGAGAGGAGGTACTCCGCTTTGCCTTTGGGCATGAACACCTCCAACGAGTCGCGGACCGGGCAGATGTGCGGTGCGATCTTCTCTTCGAGGTTACCGGGTAGGAAGCCAAGCCCCTGTTCTCCGGGGACATCGACCACGGGCTTTACGTAGTAGATCTTGTCGATCTCGCGCTTTGCCAGCTTCTCGCAGGCTACGTACGTCGCGAGAAGGGTCTTAGCGGTGCCAGGCGGTCCCGAGAGCATCGTGAGAGTCTTGGTACGCAGGTATCTCATCGCATCCACCTGGTTCGGATTGCGGGGCATCAGCGTCCTATTCTCCTGGAATTTGGGCTGGGCGGGGGCGCTCTCCGTCGAGAGAAGGTGGTTGTCCTCTAATTGGCGTTGTTTCCGTGTTGATTTTCTAGCCATGAGATTTGCGTCTGGGTACGGATACGAAAAAGGACCCCGGGGAGCGTAATAACTCCTAGGGTCCTGGTAGTGGTGAAGCGCCTGGCTGTTTGGACATGCGCTATTGTTTTCGCATCCTGACAGACTTTAAACCACTCTGACTTTTAGTAGGTTTCCGGTCCTATACATACCCCCGATGGCCACCGGGGGCACGGCCGCCGCGGCCGAGGCGTCATCGGTGAACTCCCTCAGGCCAGTGAAGCTCAGCCGGGAGAACGGGACGGAGGCCCTGTCCCCGAACCTTCTGGCCGTCCCGCTCGAGTCCACGTAGTACATCTCGTCGAGCGCCTCGTTGAGGAACAGCTCGCCTCTGTAGGCTGAGTTCTCGTCCTCGTCGTGCTGAATCTGGAGGTAGGGTAGGTTGTGGGTAGTGTCGGATGTAAATCTGACTCCCCAGCGATGGTAGGGAGGCTCGGGAGTAGCGGGCATGTTCCTGCTCTGTTCAAGTATGTACAAGTACTTTAAACTCTAGTACGTTGGTAAAAAGTAATAGTAGAAAAGTTACGGTGCACGGGGCGCGGGCGCCTGCGCTCGAGCGCGCTCTTGACTGCGGGCCGGAATCCGTGATATAATACGAGTACTATGATCTCACTTCCAATGTCCAGGCCCGTCACAGTAGTTCTGCTTGGAGCTGACAGAGTCGGCAAATCTACCATCATCGAGAACACCCTCAGGAGATTTCTGCACCGGAACATTCACGCCACCACCCTGCACTTCTCCGGCCCCCAACCCCACCACTCCAATCCCATCGAGCAGTACATCGGCCCCTTCGACTCCGTCCTAGAGAGGACGCCAGAGTTCGTGCTGTGCGATCGTGGGTTCTCAGAGGTCTGCTTCTACGACGAGTTTCGTAGGCGTATCTCCATCTCCCACGAGTGGGCTCAAGCCGCCGAATCCTACTTCCTGGAGCGCAGTTCGGACGTGAAGGTATTCCTCCTCGAGCGGGAATGGAAGTGGAGTCAACCCCACCACCTTATCGAGGTACGAGAGGAGTATCCTGAGGCCACGGCCTGGTGGATCAAGAATAAGATGAAGGCGCGGGAGGCCGAGCATTACGCCTACTACGACTACATGCATAACTACCTCAACCACTACTCCCTTCTCCCGCACACCGTTCTTCGCGACACTGACAAGGACTTCAACCTGCTCGATCACCTTGTCTCTGTTTAAAGATAGTCGATCCGCCCTATAAGGGCTCTAGAAGTATTACTTCACCATGGCCAATATCCTCAACCAGGGCCTGTACCGTACCCTGGGAATCCAGTTTGAATACAAGATCAAATTCCAGGAGTTTCTAGACGAGGCCCGCACCTCCGCCCTTGTTGCGTCGTACAGCGACGGTGACAACACCTCCGCCAGCAGACTCGCTCTATACAACAGTTTCGTGAAGGCGGGTCCGACGATGGGCTTCGAAGCCAAGAGGATCGCCTACAGCCTACTCAAGTACATCGGTGACGCGCTTAACGCCAGCGCCGACGTGCCCGCCGAGGACAAAGCGCTGCTCGACGAGGGCCTCTTTAACGTCATCAGGTACGTTGGCATGGAGGGTGACGAGGACTTCCACTTCATGGTGGCAAGCTTCAACCTGGCCGAAGTGATCTCAGCGATCGTCGCCGAGGTCGTTCCGGCTCCTCAGGCCCCCGTGGGTGGGCTCGTAACACTCTCCCTGGAGAAGGCGGGAAGTGGCTACACCACCGACGGCACTCTGACGTCAGGCACAGTATCCGTCCTCGTAGAGTCCACAGAGACCACCAACCCCGCCGGTTACACTGCCGGTGAGGCCACAGTAACCATCACCGCCGGTAAAGTCACCGCGATCGGCGCGATCGCAACCGCCGGCGATGGGTTCGAAGTCGGCCAGATCGTGGCCATCAATGTCGATGTTGCCGGGTCACCTGGCGCCACCCAGAAGACCGCGGCTCTGGCCAAAGTCGTCGCCGTAGTCTGATAAGCGCCCGATGTGTCGAGTCTGTACCGTTGCAGAGCCCGCGTAGGCTACCGTCCCTCCGGATCGGAGCAGCTTATCGTCTTCGACGAAAGGCAGATACAGGAGCTAAACGTAAAACTGAAGTGGAAGCCTAACGCGGCGTTCGCTAACGCGGACTCCTCGACGGAGGCTTCCGTCAGCACCAACGCACTCTCAGCCTCCACCTGCTCCGTAACGATCAGCGATCCCTACCTCACGGGACTGGCCTGGCCGGCGCTCTTCGACGCCGCCAGCCTGTACACGCAGTCCAATATCTTCTCCGCGAACAACATACTCCTTCCCCCGTGCGGGGAGAAGCAGGATCCCTACACCGACAAGTGCTTCAAGTACGTTGATAGCGAGTCGGACGGAACCACCTCCGTAAGCAAATTTCCCTTCCTCGTCCTGTCGCTGTGGTACGATGTCAAGGGGACGTCATTCGGCTCCGACTTCTACTTCAGGGTCAGTGGCCTCTCCATCTCCCACGGAGCTAGGTACCCGAGCGTGACCATTCGCGGGCAGGAAGCCCGCTCCATACTATTCAATCAGTCGCTGGTCAACATCTCCCTGGACGAGGGCCTGCCCATCGACAAGGCCCTGAAGGACCTAGCGGAAGGCCAGGGGTACTCGGTGTCCTTCTGCTCCAATACCAACTCCGATCCGACCAAGAAGAGGATACTCCCCCGCACGGTGCGTTACACCGGGGTAACTGTCGACGAGGCGATTAAGAAAGTCCTCGACTCGGTCAGTGGTAACTTCCTCTCCATGCCAACACGCGATTACGCGAACAAGATCTCCATGTGCTCCAGGGGCGAGATCAGTCAAGGGTGTTCCGTATTCTACCTCGGCAAAGGCCTCTACGAAGGGTACGAGATCAACGGCCAACCGGAACTGACCATCCTGCCACTCAACGCCGAGTCCGGCTCCAATCGGAATAACGCCGACCCCTACCTCTCCGAGGCTTTCAAAGCTTCCACCTACGTCCTGGGGGACATGGTGCCCCAGAAGAGAAAGAAGGCCATGGAGAAGGTCAAAAAGGTCGCCTTCCCCGGCCTCTTCGAGAAGGCCCCCAAGCACGTAAAGAACGCCCCCTCGACGACCGGGTACGTGTGGCGGGAGGCTAAGCCGGCTTCCTCCAACGCGAAGAGCGCGCAGGTGACCAACGAGGAGGCCACAAAGATCCAGAAGGATGGCCTGAAGCTCTTTGGCACGGCGCCCAACGGCACCACCTCCATCTCGTTTCTGAGCGGGGTGGTTCAGGAGGCCATCGAGGGGAGCGGGCGGGTACTCATCAAGACAAAATTTGCCCTGCAGATCTGTGAGAAGGAAGGGAGCCAGAAGTGCTTCTTTAGGCCTGTGTTTCAGGAGTCCACCAACCTATCGTCGGTGAAGGTGAAGCCCAAGGATAAGGTGGAGATCAGTCAGGAGCTCGGCTCCTCCACCTCCGATAAGCCCGAGCTTGTCAGATTCTACATCATGGGGCATAACAACCAACTCACCGTCATCAATCCTAAGATCGTGTGGGAGTGGGCGTTCCCTGAGACTGATATACCAACCACCCAAAGTCCCGCTGTAGTGGGGTCTGGTGGTGGTGTAGTACCGTCAGCCCCCAAGCAGAATCTTAAAGACTGGAAGGCTACTACAACCAATAAACCTTCCAAAATACTATTGATGGCGGGTCACGCCGATTTTACTTCCTCAGGCGCTCCCAATGAAGCGAAGTTAAACGTCGAACTTGTTAAGTGGGCGCAGCGAAACGCTAGCGCGTACGGTGTCTCGGACTTTGTAGAATTTTATTTACCCTCGTCAGGAAATATACCCGAGACTGATCCTAGATCCCAGTACATTAAAACTAGCGCTGGAGTATCGGGAGGTAGACAGGTTATAGAGATACACAACGACGAGAAAGAGGGAAACAGTGGTGTTATTCCACCGACCGGAGGTAAACAAATCTGGCCGTTAGACGACGCTCTTGCGTCCCAGTATGGGGCTTTCAATAAAAATTGGAGGCGTGGTCTAGCGGTTCCTAAGCGCGGCGGGACGATACTCGAGGTGGGAAGGATGGATGGTCCGACCTCTCGGATCTTTACGTCGGGAACCCCTGCTCAGAAGGAAGCGCTCTATAAGCAGCTGATGGATCCAACAATGAGAGCTATCGCCGCGGAGAAAGCCCGCAAGGCGGGCACTGCAACCACCTCGGCCTCCTCTGCTTCGTCATCGGCACCATCGGAAGGATTTATCGTCGGTAGAGTGGGGTCTACTGGGGAATCCTCAGGACCACACGTTCATATCCAGGAATCCACCAGCAGAACTCTCTCCGAGCAGCAATTACGCTCACTAGCATCCAAGTACGTTACTGTAGCTGGCAAGTCACTTACGTCCTATACGCAGGGCCAAGGATTCGGCGCTGGAAGAAATCATGCTGGAATAGACTACCCCATAAAAGCTGGAGAACCAGTAAGCGTGACCGGTACAATTGTAGCCGCTGGTCCCGGAGTGGGTGGAAGCGACTGCGGAAACGGTGTTGCTTTCAAACCTCCCGAAGGACCCGAATTACTGATATGCCATCTTCAGGATAAATCTATACCACCCAACCTGGCCGGAATGAGTGTTTCCTCCGGTGGAGGTAAGAGCAAACCAACAATATCCGGCTCCCCCGCCACCCAGGGCCTGACACTGGAAACGAGCTTTAAAGGCATTCCAAGGTCCCTGCGCATCATCCCGGGCAGAACCATCCTCTCGTTTATCACCGACTACGACGCCTGGGTGGAGGAGGGTAGGCCCGCGAGCAGGGATCCCGGCGTCTGGATCCCCAACCGGTTTAAGAACTGGTTCGTTAATGAGTGCGAGTATCGCTGGAGGGAGGGGGATCTGCGCGTGCAGATAGAGGCCGTAAGCGCGTGGGGGACTCAGCTGACCCGCGTACCTACCTTCACAAACTACCTCAAGAGCATGAGGGATTCCGGTGACGCCAAAATAACCAACAACTACTACGACTACATCAGGTCGTTGGGCGGGCTGAACTGGAAGGTGGATGGTAAGGACTCCACCGAACTCTACTGCCCCGAGGCCCAGAACCTCAGCGAGTTCCTCACCAAAGGTAGTGATTCTACGTCCCCTACGGATACCCAGGGAGCATACCCTGCTGCCAATTGTAAGACAGGAGATTCTACAAAGGATGCGATTATAAACGCGCTCTACTCGGCGGGATTGAAAACACCGAATGCATTTGCCGGGGCGCTAGGCAACATCCAAAAGGAGAGTCTATTTAACCCCAATATCCATAACACCCCCATTCAAGGATTTACTTGCGTTACAGACCGTAGCAATCCTCCGGCAGGCAGACCAGAAAAATGCTATGGATTGGTTCAATGGGGCGGAGAACGCAAAGTAAAAGCCCTGGCAAAATGTGGGCAAACAAGTACTCTGCTATGCCAACTCGAATTTATAGTGCAGGAACTCAAGAGCAGAGGCGGCGGAACGGTACAGGCTATGAACAACGCCACGTCGGCGTCCGCTGCCGCGGAGATCTGGAGAAGGCAGTACGAGGTAGCCAGCGGAGGTATAGCAGAACGTCAGCAATTTGCTGAGCAGATCGTAAAGCAGATTAAGTGCGATAAACCCTCATGATCTACAGAGCTCTCGCCGGCGTAATAATGGGAGCGGTCCTTTCCTCCTCCAAGAAGGAGGTCATGGATACGGCCAGGAACCAGATCCTCCGTTCCCAGATGGAAGGTGTAAGGAAGGCCGCTCTCGCCCACGTTGCGGAGAAGTACACGGAGGAGGTTGAGTACAACCTCTCGCAGTACATCAGGGCGCTACAAGAGTCCAGCGTGGAGATCGAGTTTGAGGGCAAGCCCGGCGAGGCTCTCATCATGCGCGCCGAGAGCGCCGTGAAGGAACTCGAGGGGTACATAGAGGCGCAGAATCCCGACGGCGCCATCATCCAGTTCCTCAAGCGTAGGTACAAGGAGGAGGGCGTGAGAATCATATCGGGTAGGCTCTACGCCTCCCACTACGTCAACCGCAAGTCGCAGGGCGTGTACGAGATGACGAACAAGATGGGCTACGCCGGTGCTGTGGATAAGCGTAAGCCGTGGCTCAGCGCGCGGAAGACCGCGGAGGGGGTGGAGAGTATTATCGCCGACGCCGCCGCTGAGATCTTCGAGGTGATGTTCGATGACGTGGATCTCAGCTCGGAACTGGCCGGGTTGAAGTTCACAGGGCTCGGGGACGAGATAGCCGAGCGCAGTGGCTCCGGATTCGCCGTCGAGGGCAAAGCCCCCTCCAAGCCTAAGAAGAGCTCCAAGAAAAAGAAGCGCTAACCGTAGTACTTGGCGCCCTTCTCAAGATTGGCCTTGGCGCTGAGCGCCTGCAACTGGGCGTTCATCATGTGATAATCGAACCAGCTTTCCGCCAGATCCGTGTCCTTAAAGTAACACTTCGTCCCCCTGCAGTACACGTCAACGTTCTCAAGATCCACCCTCTCATCCCTACACCACTCCTCCACAAGGTTCTTGAAGGGGTATCGGTGGTCTATGTGGAATTCGCCCGAGTTGATGAACTCGCCACTTAGGGAGCATTTCAACGGCTTCTTTTTGAGCTGCCTGTTGACACTCGCGCGAAATGTCTTGATCTGAGGATCGATGATCTGCCTCATAGCGACCAGGGCATCCTTCTTATTCCTCTTGTACTCGGGCAACTCGATCTTCCTGGGGAATAGTTCGTCGACCACTTTGCCCTTGCCCAACCAGACCTCGCGTTTAGACTTAGACGTGATCATGACGATCCCTCTTACGGCCTTGCCCTGGAACTTCTTACTGCGGATCTTGTACCTTACAGGCCCGCGGTCTTTCGTCACCTTCCACCGGGGAATGAGGTCAACAACGGAGTTCAGAAAGGCTTCGTCCTCCCCCCTCACAAAGTAATTGCACTCCGTCGCGGAGGTTACTTCACTCCACTTTTTTTCGAAGCCGCCTTTACTGTAGGGGGTTTCTTGGATGGTAACGGTCCGTCGCATAGGATAAATTCTATCAGTTGTTCCGAGTAGCGCTTGATGTCCTCGGCGTTGCGTAGGTGGGGGTTCTTACGAACCAACGTGGATACGCTTCTCTTCTTCACCAGGTAGTCGGTGAGGAACGCCTCGTCCCCGGGCTCCAGTTCGGTGATCCTGCACAGCAGGTCGTTATGCGACCCCAGAAGGTCCGCGAAGGTCAGTTCCGTCTCGTAGTCGGGTTCGATGACATTTGAGTACTCCGTTATCTGCGAGAAGCTCATGGAGAAAGCCTGGCGCACCGCCCGGATCTTTTTCGCCGACACCTGGATCTTCTCGGAGATCTTGTCGTCGGTTATATCGGGGTCCTCTATAAGGTACTTACGGATCTTTAGGTAGAGATCGGAGTAGGAGCGGGGGATCTTTACGAGCCGGCTATTGTCTCGGAGGTAGTTAAGCATGTGGAACTGGAGGCACCTATTCACCCATGTGGAGAAATTGGCCCCCTTACTCTGATCCCACGAGTCGTAGATCCTGACAATGTACTCGAGAGCCGCGTCCCTAAGCTCCTCGTAGGGCAACCCGGTAAAACTGGAGATCCGTCTCGCGACCTGGTTGGCCTTCCACATCTGCGAGATGATCTGACGGTCCCGCTCTGTCTCCTTTCTAGAGCCACGGCGGGGCGTTGTTGTAAAGTTCGTGTTCATTAGTTGTTGGTTTCTATGGCGCCCACGATGAAGTCCTTGAGTTGGGACTTAGCAAGAATGCCATCGGTATTTATACCTAGGAGCTCCGAGTCCTCGTCAAACACGGCGAAGTTCGGAGTGCCATCGCACTCGATCTGGTCGCAGAACTCCCACTCGTCTGTTGTAACATCCCACTCGCCAAAACCTATGGAGTAGTGAGGGTACTCCTCGGAGAGTTCGTTAGCCGCCGCCGACCATACCGGCTTCATGGTGTTGCACGCAACACAACCGGGCTGCTGAAAAAAGACCACCCGGTACTTGAACTGTTGATCTGTCATAATTTGTATATCCTTGCAAGGTGATACGAACGTATTATACCATACAAACGCTCGTTATAGGTAACGAGTGCCAGTGTACCCACGATCCATCCTGGTTCCCACCAATCCTATGTCGGTAGAGACTCTCCTACTTCCCCCGCGGTAGTAGGGATCATGGACCAACTGTGGCAGTCTACGCCTCTCCCCACCGTGCACGGCCTTCCCTCCCATAATCTCGTCCCTGTACACGGTGACACCGTAGACGAAAGCGTCCACGAAGTCGTCGTTTTTGATGTACGGGAAGGATGTAAGTTCGGCGATTCTATCCGCTAGGTTGGGCAGATTCTCGTACAGGGAGACGGCGCCACCCTCCACCACGGGGGCGATAGCGTTCGCCCTCAGCACCTTGTCCTTGTTAGGAACCAGCTCCTTGATGGAGATGTTAACCGAGCGTTTCAGGGTCTGGATGAGTGGTACGCCCTGCGCCCTGCCCTCGATGTATATGCACCGTATCTTCCACTGCTTGATGAGTTGCGGGAAGATCTTCTCAAGGTCGGGGAATTCTAGCCTCTCAAGGATGTAGTGGATGAGGTGGAGTTTGGTATTCGCTCTGTCATAACCCCAGATACATATCGCGGTGTAGTCGTTCATCCTCTCCGCCTTGTACGCGGTATCTATGGTGGCGTAGATGAATCCGTATTTCCCGAGATTCTTCGAGTGGTAGTCGAACCACGTCTCCTTGAAGATGGCCCCCTGCTCACCTGCAGGTCTCCCCTGATACAGAGAGTTGAAATCCCTGTCCCCGATAGACTTGCGTATGGCATGGAGATTCTGCACTGGGAAGAACTCGGGCCAGTGCGACTCCCCGAGCTCCCGCCCGAGCACGTCGTTCTCCTCGTCGATGCACAACGCCGGAACGTTGAGCTCCCTCCAGCCCTCTGGGTCGGCCTTCAGCAACCTGCCTATGACATCGTCGACGTGAAACCTCGTGCCCATGGAGATGATGGCGTGATTGGGCAGACCACGAGTAAGAAACTGCGTCTGCGTCCAGGCGAACGTAGACTCCATGATGGTTGGGGAGTTACCATCCGCGAGAAGGTCATCCAGGATCCCGACACCCGGCAGTTCCTCATCGCTGATCACTCCGAAACCGAAACCTGTGACATTACCCCCAGCCGAGGCGATCTTGATAAGCCCGCCATTGCCACTACGGATCGCCCCCAGGTTGCATTTATCCCTATCCACCTCGCACTCCGGAAAGATCCACTTGAACTGCTCGTGGGAGATGTACTCTATAACCGCTCTGGAGTTCTCGTTTGTAAGCTGGAGCGCGTACGAGCTCATGATAAACTGAGCCGACGGACTCCGGCCCAACTGCCAGGCCGGAAAGATCTTGGAGATGAGCAGGGATTTTCCCGTACGTGGGGGAAGGGAGACCGCCGTCTGCTTGTAGTCCTCCTCCCCGTCGCCGATGCGCTGCAGGAAATCCCCGATCTTGTAGTGGACTTTGAACGGTTTGAATGTCCCAGCGACCGGGACCTCGGATGTGATGTAACGCGCGAAGGTGAGAAAGTCCGTACGGCATTTCAGCCTTAGCAACTCCTGTTTGTCAGAGGGTGAGAGGGAGAGCACCTCCCCCTCCATCTCCTTAACAGTTTGCTTCTCCGCTTTGAGCTCGGCCTTGTTCATAAGTTATCTGATCGAGTAGGGAGGGGATTCTGGGCGATTGGGGTAGTTTGGAGTCGAGAAGGGACTGGGGAGCTTGAGGGAACGGGGAGTTGATCTTGGACTCGAGGGAATCGCTCAGTACCTTATCCTTGTTGTTCTTAGTGAGGCACTTGTCGAATACGGCGGGTAGGTCCTTCGGCACGATGCCTAGCACGAAGTCCGTCAGATCAACCAGTCCCTTGGCGGGGTTGAGATCCTTCCACTCCGCATCGGCGGATTTTAGAAACCTCTCGGTTATGAAGGTTGCCTCCTTCTTGGAGACGCCGTTGAGTTTGGCGATCCTGATGATGTTGTCGAAGACGTTGGATAGGTTTTCGGTGACCGTGACCCCAGCCCCTCCGCCTTTCTTCACTGCATCGAGTCTTCTCACGTACGTGTAGACGTCACGTATGGCTTTGGAGGTTGTTACTATGCTCAGTAGGGTCTGGGATAGAAAGGACTCATTTCCCACCATCAGTTTGTTGATGAGGCGATGCTGGGCGTCTATGAGTTTTCTTTCAACCGACTCCACCTTGGTTATGTTGTTATCGGTCTTCTTAAAGGCCTTCTCCACCGTCTCGAAGGTGTAGACCAACTCCGACCACAACTCAGGCCAGTCGGCGTCTTTGGCACTGTTGAGCCTGTCGGCCATCTCCCCGAGCCTTTTAACGTCCTGGATCATCTCCGTAAGATCCCAGGTGTTAGGAATGCAGAGCTCCTCACCCACCTTAGTGGCGATTTTCCCTAGCGTTTCCGCCACCTCGTTCTCGTTGTTGCGAGTAGGATCGCCCTCGGGCGAGTAGGCGCTGGCGCTATTCGCCACCACATTGCCACACTTCTCCAGCAGGTTGTTGCCATCGGAGTCCTTAAAATGCTCGGTCTTCCGGCACTTGGGGTCACAGGGGCACTCACCACCTCCTCCACCGAAGAGACCTGACGTCAGTCCTCCGAGCAATCCCACCACAGGATTACCACCTAGAAGTTTGCCCAAACCCTCCAGCGAGATACCGCCCTTGAACACATCGAGGAACTGCTTGCCCAACTCCAGCGCCTGTAGGGCTGTGGAGGCGATCTGGGGGAGGTCCGCTACCCCGTCGAACTTGGGTATGCTGGGAAGGCTGGAGAAGGATGCCAGGGTCGAGGCCACCTCCCCAAGCTCCCCGGAATTGAGTGCGCTGGTGACCCCCGAGACCACCCCAGGGACCATGGGAACCACCTTCTGGAGTGTGGAGATGGCCTGGTCGAATGGGGCCGCTCCAGGTCCCCCTGTCGCGCTACCCACGAGCTTCTCCACGGCCTTGGGTTGCCGTCTGATCACGTCAGCACCGGCCTCCAGAGCCGGTCTGATCACGCTGTTCACCTCCTCGGGGATGACGGAGAGCTTGAGGGCCGAGGCAACGTCCATGGCCCCAGCTATGCCCCCCGCCATGTACCCGAAGTACACCGAGGAGGCCTCTGGGGATAGGGTTTTTATGCTCTGGTTGAGAGCCTTGCGACCTATGATCTCCAGTGAATCATCCACTGTATTATTCCTCGCGCCTCTCAGCAACTGATCCCCCACTCCTCCGAGTGTCCTAAGCACCGCTGAAGTGTCGTCATCTATGACCCCCGAGGAACCGAGCGCGGACGTGATCTGGGAGACTATGCTACCCACCGGCAGAGTGGAGTTATTGACTATGACGGTCTTGGCGATGTCGGTCAGAAGTTTAGCTCCGTCGAAGCTTCCCGATAGAGCATTGGCGGCCTTGAGCGCTACGCCCAGGGGAGTTGTCTCCAGGGCGGCTGGTATGGCCTTAGCCGCCATCTTGAGGACATCCGGGGCCGAATTGCCCACAAAATCTCCGCCTCCCATCCCCGAACTCCCGTCCTTGAGCGCTGGTATGGGCTTGGCGCTCTTCAGAACCTCCTCCTTCGTCATAGGAGCGTCCTTTGAGTGGAGTTGGATGGGTTCTCGTTTGCCAGGATTGACCCACTTCAGCGCGCCCTGGTACCTCAGGCAGCTTATGCGCTGGGAGTTGATCCCGTCGTCCAGTACAGCGTCCATCCCGTGAATGGCGTCTGTGCAGTCTGGTAGTAGGCTTCTGATGAATATAGGGGTGGCACCCGCCGGCTTCCAGGTGAAGTTTCCGTTCTCATCTCTTCCGCACTTTATCTGGAAGGTTCTGAACTTCCGGTCCTCGGCAAAGTCCCTAACGTCCCCTTCCTGGGCCTGGTTGCACTGCGGTATGCCCTTCTTCTGAGAGAGGTCGGTGACGGTGGCGTCCTGGACTCCTGGATCGAAACCCTTCTCCACCCACTTGCTGCTGGTGAGGGATTTCCAGTTCCATACCTCCTCGCCCCCCTCCTGCGGGTTGTTGCGTCGCATGCAGACGACAACATCCTGGTTCATCTCACTCTCGAGCAGGTAAACCCTCCCCCCATTCCCCCTGTTACATCTCAGACCCTGATCGCCTGGCGAGGAGGAGGGGGCGCTGTAGGGCGCTACCTGCTCATTAAGCGTGGCGATCTGCACCGGGGCCCCACCCGAACCTACGTTGGGGTTCTTATTGAAAAACCCTAGGATGAAAGCGTCTCCGGAGTTGCCATGGGCCTTCCCCACGAGGCAACTGGAGCCGATGAACTGAGCGCTAAGCAGTCCCTTGCCATTACCGAGTACGTAGGCCCAGTCGCTCGTCGTACCGTCCTGGTACTCCACCTTCACCCTACCGAGCTTCTTAGGATCACTTACCGAAACCACCGTGGCGATCTCGTTGAATGGGTCAGCGTACACTCCCCCCATGGCCTCCGCCAAGCGCGAGGAGAGTTCCTTTACCTGCTGAAGTTCCTCAAAAAATCCCATTACCCTGCCTGCAGATCGCTTACGTTGACATCGGGCTCGAAGAACGCGTCCCCAACCTTCCACAGGCCGGCGGACAGGTACGCGTACTGCACCCGAACGTTCAGGTTAGATGGCATCCAGTTCTGGGCTATGTACGTCACCGCGTCCCACGACTTCCCGTCCCTATTGTAGTAGTAGGGTACTCTGAAGAATACGTTTTTGCTATCCTCAACGCTACTGACTCTGCTCACTCCCGCCACGAGTTGGTTGGTGTAGTTGCCAACGCTGGCGTCAACGAGGTTCCCCACCTGCAACACCTCGCTCTTGTACGGGAGGAGTACCGGGGCGTCTATCTCCGCGGATCTGAGTCCGGTCCTAGGCCTCAGTAGCTTTCTTTCAGCGTCCACTACCTCGAGCTCCTTGGAGGAGTGAGACTTTAACCCGAAAAGCGAACTAAGAAACACCGCACCAAGCAGGCTCCCTTTGGCTTCCATCAGTCCGTTCCAGAGAGACTTGTCCACTGTCACCTGGTCCGTAGGCGTTAGAGATACCTTCTCGTCGGTGTCGGAGTACGTCTTTACCTTCACCAGGCTGAGTGGCTCGATGCGGGTTATCTGACCCGACCCTGGATCCCTGAAAAGGTCTATAGTCTCGATCTCGTCCAGTTTTATGCCCAGTAGATTGTCCGTAGTTCCGTTCCACTCGGGGTTTGTGAAAGGAAGGTGCTCCAGCGCCCCACCCTTCATGGTCAGTACCTCGCCCAGAGTGGGGAAGGTTTCGCTGACCTCCCTATCCCACCAGCCAAAGGAGTTCTTGATGAGCGCCCTCTTGACCTTATTATCCCAGTTGGAATTCCACAGTTCCCCAAAAAGTCCTACGTGCTGGGCCAGCCAATCGAGTAGGCCTGGACTGCACGTGTCAGGATCGAGGTAATCGGAGTAGAACGCCGCCACCTCTTCTTTCTTGGAGGATAGGAACTCGTCCGCGCCACTGGTCAACCACCGAGCCGGCTCGTCCTCCCCCTCCTCAACAGACCACTTGAGGTACGCTTCCGCGAGTCCTGGGAGACGTGAGTAGACGGGCCTGGATATACTGTCTCTGCCGTAGGAGATTCTGGGGGCGGAGAGCGAACTCCCCGTGACCTGAATCACGCTCCCCAGCAATGTCTTGACCCGGTCAAACACCACCGAGACGAACTCCAACCCGCTCCAACCGCTTCCGAACTCCTCCTCCACGATCTGGTTACACCTACCCGACCACTCAACCTCGAGCCCCTCGAAAGCACCCACGAGGGCGTCCCGGATCTCCTCGGAGGCGGGGGACTGTAGGTGGTTGTTGAGGAAACCCTCGGAGACTCCGGGGTACGCTGAGGCCAGGATCCTCTGCACGAATCTGGGCTTTCTGCTCTCCACGCCCACGAGGTCCGTAGTTGGCTTTAGGGCAACATCCACCAACCTGGAGTCGGTTCGATCTATCTCCGAGTCGATGAAGTCGTCGGAGTAGTAGAATTTTGGCGGGAGGTAGATTTTGCACGTTACGCTCGCCGGGCTTGTCACGCTCACTGTGCGAACCTCGCCCTCCGGACCGTAGGTGTAGTGGTCGCCTCTAACTATGGTTCTGAGAGCGACGGATTTCTCCGCGGGTAGGTAGTAGGTTATGGGGAGTGAGTCGTCGCCATATGTACTCGAGGAAGTGTACCTCCACTTACTATCATTCACACGCTCCAGAGTTCCTATAACGCAACCACCCGGATCGCATACGGAATCCGTACCGGCGCCAGCCCTGCACCGAAGGCCCGATCTCGAGCAACTCTCCATGCCCGCATTATCCCCACCAAGCGGGTGGCCGTGAGCGTAGATCTCGTAGGAGTACTCCTCCCCGGTCCGCGGGACCACCTCACTGGAGGTGTACACGTGCCCGACATTCTTGTACTTGAATCCTTCCGATGAGACGTTTCCTATCTCCGAGTCTATGACCTTCTGCCTATCCGAGGCTATATCTCTCCTCTCGGAGAAGTCCACCTTTCCGAGCCTGTGCGCAAATATCCTCGACTTCCTCGTCCGGGGAAAGTCCACGATGAGGTGGGCTGGAGATAGCGCCGGATTACGTCTCCTACCGGCCGAACCGTTCCACGCTGAGTAGTTCATGGGGTGTACAGATTATCGTAGTAGAATGTCAGCGGGGAGAAGTCATTGATAGAGGTGAATCCTATCTGCGCCCTGTAAAGCTTGTACGAGGTTATCGCGGAGGGTGAGGGCAGGGTCTGATTGTCGAAGTTAATCACATCCAGGTAGTTGTAATTGCATCCAGTGCTTGTCTCCTCACCAGAGAAGCCAGCGCAGAATCCCTCAATCACGGACTCGTCCCTGAGCATGAGCTTCGCGTTCATGTTATTGACCGATCTCACAAAATCGAATTCGTAGAGGAGTTTGAGCATGTCCTGGTAGTTCAGGTCCGATCCGAGTGGTATATTCGCGGGATTTATGTAGTTTCTCAGCGTCTCAAGCACCTGCGAAGCCAGGTAGTCCGTGCTAACACTCATCTGAGTCGGGTCGTAGAGGATCTCCACGGACACGTCGATTGGGACGATGTTCGGCGAAACAAAGGAGATGTTCGTGCCCATAGTCACCCTGGACCTCATGGAGCTTACAAGGTACTCCAGGTTGGAAGCGCTCAGGCCCCCACCATCACTATCCCCCACGCAGATCACAACGTTCCCCGAGAGAGCGCTGGTGAGCCTGTACCTTTCCTCGTACGTTAGCGCTTTCACTATGCTCGCTTCGGGCACGAGGGTGATCACCTCGTTCTCAAAATCCTGAGAGGTGGTCAGGTTTCTCCTGCTGAGAACCTCGAACGCTCTGGACTTCATGCCAGCCACCGACTCCGTATCAGTCCCTCCAACAGCGGGCGACTCGTTCCTCAGGAATTCCAACCCGGCAAAGTTCCTCTCGATCTTGTTTATCTCTCCCTCCCCGACGTTATACGCCGATCCCCACCTCTCCGACTGGCAGGATACCGTGACCGAGTTATCCGTCTCCGATATGCGGACTTCCGCGAGTGTCACGAACATCTGCCCGCCACTCGCGATAAGCTTCGTCCCTCGCGGGATGATAAGCACTCTCTGGTAACCGGGGACTTTGTAAAAGGTGACATCGGCCAGGGCCCTGCTACCTATCTTCCTCTGCACCCCCAACTGCCTCAGCCACTGCAAACTGAACGCCTCGGGTAGGTTGTTGAGGTAGTAGAGAAGCTCGGCTTGGGCGAAAGCTTGCCCCTCCACTATCGCCGATAGGGGCGAGGCTGGGGTGAAGTCGTTGAGCTTCCCATCCGACTCCAGGAATATCCTCGACTGCAGAGCGCGCACCAGCGCCTCCGTATTACGACTATCTAACTGGAGCGGGAGAATTGGACCGTAGATGTTAGCCATTAGAATGCCGGAGAGAAGTCTTTGCGAGCGGAAGGTATAAGCCCACCCTGAGGATCCGCGTTATCCTCCTCGAAGTTGGGTACCTGGGACGTATCCAGTAGATCACCATTTGACATGGTGGCGGGGTCGAAGGTGGTGAATCCGTTTAACCGCTCCCCTATCAGTGAGATGGAGAAGACGTTGCTGTCAGCCTGCGGGTTGTCCGGGAACTGACTGAGGAGCGAGGACGAGTAGGGGGAGTTGACGGCTGTGTCGGAGACGGAGAGCGCCCCCGATGGGTTGTACAGACTCTCCAGTGGGGTGGATGACAGGTACCCCGTGTAACCATTCACCACGGAGTCTCTCACACTATCCTCCATCGCGGAACCGGTCATGCCTGGGTAGGCCACATCGTTCCAGTAGTCGGTGGGGGTGATATAGCCGGTGGGGATGTCGACTCCGCGGTAGTCGTACCCCAACTCCACCGAATTATCCAGATCTACTCTGGAGTTGAGCGGGGGCACCGACAGTTTTGTCTGGGGGTTATTGGACACCAACCTCGTCATGAGTTTTGCGTCCTCGCCTCTCAAAGGCTCCTCCGTTACCCTGTCGCACACGGCCGAGATGAGCGCATCGGCCACGGAACCCGCTCCGAACAGACCCTCCACCACGAACCCTACGTAGTCGGAGAGCGAGAGCCCGTAACCCTCCACCGAATCCACGCTACCGAAGAAGGATCTTTCCGCCCCGGTTGCCACGCTCTGCCTCCAGTTAGGTCCGTACCTTACATCAACGTAGTCGGTGAACTCCGGGTTGTCAGAGTACTGAGTCTCCAGAGCGTCCATGATGAGGTCGGTGAGGACCTTTCTCGAGCCGAAGAAACTCTCGAGTACGTCGGACGGTCTCTGCAGGTCCAGGAACCGGGAGGGGGACTGAAAGTACACCTGGTTCTGCACCTCGCGAAAGTACTCCGGGTCGCCGTAGGCCACCGACGCTAGCCCTCCCAGGGTGCTAAAATTGTCCGTGATGTATCCAGTTTTCAAGGTTTTACATCCCTCTCTACTATAATTTAAACCGCGAAGGGTAGGTTAAAGGTTATCAGACGCATTACCCGCTGTCAATGGCTGAAGCAACGCACCAGCAGATCACCACCTCGCTTCCGGGAGAAGAGCCGTTTATCGGCGACCTGGACGAGGGAGAGATCTGCATCAACGTTGCTGACGGAAGAATCTGGTCTGGGGATTCCATAGGTACCCCGGTGGAGTTAGGTGGGGCTGTGAAGAACCACCCGATGGGTCCTCTTCTCACATCCAACTACCTTGACGTGGATATTACATCCGCGGACAACCTACCCGTGGCTAACACGAATCCGCTCGATATACCGGTCGGGTTCCACAGAAGCCATCGTATCCTCCTGAGATTCACTCAGATCCCGCTCGAGAACTTCCAGACTTACTTCGACTACCCGGTGAATTGGGGAGTGGAGTCATCGTGGAAGTTCGGAACGTCCGTTATTACGTGGGGAGGAGACGTTAATCAGCTGGATTTTACCGCCACCAACCCCGTAGATTTCTATAAAGCCCAAGGAAGAAGGATACTTATAGAGCTCAGTTCCTTCGGCCCCAGTACGGAGTGGATCGGAAGACTACTCTGGGTTAGTTCAATCTCAACCCCTCAAGAATAAAGTTTCCCACCATGCTAGACAAGATTCAGTTCCAAAACGGATCGATCGTAACAGAAGAATATCTCAACGAGGTGCAGAAGGGGACGAGTTTCTCCGCCACGACGGACCGCGCCGACTACTACTCGGAGCCGACGGAGGGCGAGCACAGCGGTTGGAAGATCGGCCAGCGCGATCGTCTTAAGGACTGGGAGATCGCCGATCCACGTAAGGACAATGAGACCTCCGTCGGTCGTCTAGCTCACGACGGTATCGTTCTCAACTCCTACGACCCTACCACACTCGAGAAGGTATGGGGCCCACCCGCTCTCGTGGAGACGAGCGCCGGAAGCGGTGTGTACGGCGTGTGGGTCGAGGCTGGCAGTGTCATCCTCACCGATGGCCTCCCCGTCTCCTGGGGTACGCAGTTCGTGCAACTGCTCAGCGGCCAGGAAGTAAACTATATCTATCTCGACGAGGAGAGCGCAAGGGGGGACATCACCGCCCTCGCTGAGGTGGGACTGACCATCGGCTCCTCCCTGCCCTCGGCGTCACGCCCCCACGTCCCCCTTGCTAAGATCACTCTCAACGCCGACGGAACGTCCCTAGCTACGAACGAGGACGGTAGTGTTGTAGGGGCCGGGTACGTTGATCTACGCCCCAACCTCTACGTTGGTAACCTGAACACCTACCCACGCATCCTCCGCAACACCGAGATCAAGAGGGACTCGCTCGTTGCCCAGAGCTGGGAGAGAGTGATCGTCGACACCTCCAACGGCTCTCTCATCGTATCCCTACCGGAATCCCCCACCGACTCCGACCGGATCGCCATCGTCGACATCTCCGGGACTTTCGACAGATTCCCCGTGGTCATCAGGCCCGGTGACGGAACCAAGATCTCCAACTCCGTCGATGACTGGATCATCAATATCCGCGACGCTCACGTCGACCTCTTCTACCACGCTGCCACCATGGAGTGGAAGTTTGAGGAGACCCCCGGCGGCGAATGCACACCCATACTGGGAAGCTTCCTGAGCTGCGGTGGGCGTGAGTTCATCGGCCAGAGACTACCCAGTGAGTGCGTGGACGGGCAGATCATCCCTCCCGTATACCCCAACGCACCGGACGGGGTCTACCGTTACGAACCCTCCACCTCCAAGTGCTACAAGGAATTCTACTCGAGCGTGGCGGTGTACGCCGACGGTCAGGGCGGACTCATCAAGGTACAGGACGCTCCACGTTGCAACAGACTGGGGCGCTCGGCTGACCCGACCGTAAAGAATATCATCTACGTCGACCCGGCTACCGGCGACGATTCCATCTCTAATAACGGATTCGACAACAACGTTCCGTTCCGTTCCATCGAGCGAGCTATCATCGAGGCCGTGCGGGAGAGCCGCAGAGCCGGTCAGTACAACGACCGCTACGACAAAGTTGTCATCGAGTTGGCTCCAGGCGACTACTACGTGGACAACAGCCCGGGATCCGGAAGCGTTCCCGGCCTGACCGCGGCCGAAGGCCTCATCCAGCGTGTCCCATCGGGCTTCGACATCCTGAACGTGGAGAAGCTCGACCGAGCCACAGTCATCCAGGTAGATTCACTCAGTCCGTCCCAGAGCCAACCTCCCAGGGTCTTCAACCTCGGAAGGATCCTGTACTCCCAGAGCGGTGGCGTCGGTAATATCGCCAAGGTGGAGAAGGAGAGTCTCAACTCATCGATCTGGAAGATCACGCTCGAGTACGTTCGCGGTAACTTCTCCCAGAACGACCAACTCTACTACGACGGACTGTCACTCATAAACCCGACCGGTGGTGGTCTGATCGTACCCCGCGGTGTTTCCATCAACGGTGTCGACCTGCGTAAGGTGCGCGTTCGCCCGATGTACGTGCCCGAACTCAACCCGGTGCAGAGCGAACCGCAGAGGGAGAAGACGGGGATCTTTAAGGTTACGGGTGGTAGCTACATCTCCCTGATCACCTTCACCGACAACCCTCAGATCTCCAGAAGCCACAATACCGTGGAGTCGGTAGGATTCGCGTCCCAGGCTGAGATGTTCGGAACATCGTCGGAGACCTCCTACTACTCGAAGATTAACAGTCTCTTCGGTCAGTACGATAACTGGGGCGCGGAGGGTCTTGAGGCCATACAGGCGGAGACGACTATCGTAGCACCGATCTACGACTCCAAGAACCTGAGGCAGACCGACTCCGAGGAGAACCAGACCGGTATCCCTGGAGGCGACTCGCGCACCAACGCTCCGGTGGCCTACCCAGGAGCCACAAGGATCAGAAATCAGTCCTCCAGCGACCAGAGAATCTTCGATCTCCCGGACATCAACTCCACAAGATCGTCGTCTCCGTACGTATTCAACTGCTCCGTGAGATCCATCTTCGGTCTCAACGGTCTCCACGCCGACGGGGCCCTGGTCGCAGGATTCAAGTCGATGGTGACGGCTAACTTCACCCAGGTGTCACTGCAGACCGACCCGACTTGCTTCACCGAGGAATCCTACTACCTGGACCCTCCGACAAACAAGGATCAGGGAACAGGCAAGCAGTACAAGCCCTGCCCAGCCGACCCACTTAAGTACCGCCACTTTGGCTTCAAAGGTAGTAATAACGCCACCATCCAGATCGTTAGTTGCTTTGTTATCGGTAACGCGGATCACTTCGTGTCTATCGGTGGCGCCGATCTATCGATCACTAACTCCTGCTCGGACTTTGGTGACGTATCGCTGAGATCCATAGGTTACAAGACCAAGTCATTTAGCCAGGACGAGGGCGTATCTTCGGGCAACTACGGTGGGACCAGGATCTCCGAGATCATCGCGCCCAAACCGCTATCCTATACTCCACTACTGGGCGGGGGATCGCCCACTCTCGTGGACACGGAGATCAACACCGGCCTGGTATTCGACTACGACAAAACCAAGCAGTGGTACGTATCGAACTCCTCCGACGGAGTCGGTCCTAGTGTAATCAGGATCTACTTCAATAACTCCAACTCGAAGGCCCCGTTTGGAGCCACCGGTTCCGTTCCGACCGCCTCCTCTATGGGATCCGGTCAGTTCACCTACACAAGGAAGAAATCGGACGGGACGTACATGCTCTCTGGCGGAGCGGCCAGAGCCAACAGAAAGAGAATCTACTTCAAAGGCTTCGACTCAGATGGCAACTCCGTCCTGTACGCTGGTGACATCAAACTGGTAACAGCTACAACCTCACCGGGCTTCTCTGTACTGAATGACTCCTCCAAGATCTTCGTGTGGGATCAGCAGAGATCGTGCTGGTACGTTGAGGTCACTACAGCTAACGTTGTCGAGGAGGCCACGGACACCGACGGTGATGGTTACCTGCTCAAGAGGGTGGACTTTGCCTTCAAGTACAAGATCCTAACCTCGCCCAACACCACCGAGACTTTCCTCGCCAGTCAGGACTACGTCTACAAGAAGTCCCCTCTGACCATAGTGAGAGGCGTGGATAGAAGAAGAGCCGATGACCGCGTATACCGCGTGGTTCTGGAAGGGTTTGTCAAGAGCAACGGTCTGAGAAGACCACAGAACTTCTACATCCTTGAGAAGCAACTCGGTGTGAGTGGTTACCCACTTAACGGTTCCTCCACCCTCTCCGAGGATCCCCTGACGATCGCTCAGATCCGCGACTACGACGAGGTATTCGATCCCGAAGCTTACAAAGCAAGAAGGCTGAGTAAGGGTGAGTCCGATGGCAGATTTGTCTGCTACATGACTCAGGCCTCGCAGGCTCGCAGAGTTGCGGCCGGCGAGATCTACCCCTCACTGGACTTCGACGAACCCGAACTGACCTCCGACCCTCTGGACTCCTTCACCCGTGTAGCCGCGGCGGAGTTTGCCAATAGGCCCGGAGTGCACCTCTCCACGTCCTTGGAGCCTAACGTCAACCCGATAGTACTCAAAGTACGCTCGAGTTCCTCCGTCTCCGGCATCCCAATCGGTCTTCGCAGACCGTCCGTGATCAGAGCCTCAGGCCACACGTGGGAGTGGACTGGGTACCTGAACTACGACACAGCCTTCCCAACCTTCCAGGGAGATCCCCTGGAGCAGGACTTTGCCCTCGGCAAGATCATCGTGGAGGACATGGGTGGTAAGGTTTACGCCACCGGAATGAACGAGGAGGGTAGTTTCTACATCGGTACCACCGTCTTCGATCTGAGAACCGGCGAGCAGTTCGCTATCCCTCTGGAGGCGGATAACGAGCCTGGAACCGTTACCAACCAGATCTTGAATAATGTGCTCGTGAAGGAGAGCCTAGCGCTAACAGACGGTGCTACGATGTTCTTCGGCAACGACACTGCTATCTACTTTGGCCCCTCCACCACATTTAACACGACCTCCGGTCCCATAACCGCTAACCAGAGTCCCCTCCCCGAGGTGTACGCTAGCACGGAGAAAGCCGGACTAGTGCAGTTGGCTGATGAGTCTGTTATCAGAGGCTCCAGGGGTTCCACCAATAGCCAGGGCGTAGCCGCCAAGGCCGTGGTAACGGCCGCTGACCTCTCTAGAGAACTAAACGTAAGATTCGACAATGCCGTCGTCGCGGGTACCGGAATAGAGGTTCAGTCCGTAGTCCAGAACCCGGAAGATGGTGACCCACTAGACCCGACGGACGACGTAACCAAGTTCCTGGTATCGGCCAAGGTGGCCTCCAGCACCCAGCAAGGTATAATCGAGATCGCCACGGCCGAGGAGGTACGGGAATTCGCCTCAGCCACGCTCGCGGTAACGCCAGCGACGCTGGTCCAGGCCCTGGGAGACTCCGTCAAGAACGTTGTGAACCTGAGACTGAGTCTCAGCCCCACGTCCCCCGTCCCCGACTCGGATCAGAGTGGCACGAGCATCTTCGTCCATCCGTGGAATGGTAACGAGATCGCTCTGTACGAGCCCGCTGGAACATACCCGAGATGGTACGTTCTCAAGTTCGATGCTGACACGGTGCCGGAGTTCCCGTTAGCAGGACTCGGCGCCAATACGGTCTACGACGTGTACCTGTGGAACTCGGGGACTATAAGCCAGCCCGTGCTGGCCATGGACTTCTCGGCGTGGCCCACCGCCCTAACCCCTCCTGGCAGGGGGAAAAAGGATGGTATCCAGCACAAGCTAGGGGATGTTAGAAAGAGATTCGTGGGAGTTCTTCGTACCACGGCGTCGGGGCAGAGTCAGATCTCCCTGGGCGGGGTGTACGGCGCTGGTTCCGGCGATTTCCCCAAGATGTACCTCGCCAATCTTTACAATCCCTACGATGCACGAGCCGTCTTCTTCTTCGGAACTCCTTGGAATCAACCTGCGGGCGATTGGTCGGTTCCTCCGGGTTACGCTGCTGCTCCAAGAGTTAGTTTTGTGCAGGCAAGTAACACTCTCGTTATAGCATTCCTGGATCTTTATAGTAATCCGGCCGTTAGCGAACCGGGCGCAACCGTATGTTACGTAGGCCCCGGCATTAACTCAACCACGGCTCCGCCTGACGCGTTCTACGGAGAAGGTGGTGGATTTAACCAAACATCAGGCAGTCAATGGGCGCGAAGCTTGAGCAGCGGTTTAAATGAAATTTACTACCTTTACAAGCAGGGTGGTTCTAACCTTATTAACGAGCACCCAGCTCATGGTATAATAGTGATTGCCAAGATCTGATTTACATGATCAGCTTCTCTAGATCCGCCTCCGGCAAGAGGGCTAGAGCGCCGCGTTGGTGGGGGAGGATGGTGGACCTGCTTCCATCCTTTTCCGCGCCGTGGCTCGAGCCACACGCGTGGACGGAGGACTTAGCTAAGAAGTGGGTGGATTCCATCCCCTCAAAATGCCCTTTCGAGCGCCAAGTGTGGTGGGGAGATACACTGCTGCTTTACGTCCCGCCACTCTGCCCACTCAATCCCCTATCCTCCCAGCTCTACTCCATCAGACTCGAGGCCCAGACCTACCTCGCTACCCTCCAATCCGGCCGTAGCCAGTTTAAAGACTAACATACAGCGACTACCCCAATGCGGGGTTTTCGTGGTATAATACTAGAGAGTCGAAGAGAGAAACTTCACTCCCAAGAGACACCTACACAGTGAGAACCACAATGTCCACAGCTACATTTTCCGTCACGACCATTGACCTGAGCACCAACGCTCCGCAGCTTGCCCCCCTCAGTGGCCGGGAATACACCTCCGAGTACACCTCGCTCCCCAACGCTAACCTGCCTAAGGCGATGCGTAAGGACCTGGACACCGTCTTCCAGTTCCTGACCGGCGAGGAACTCCCCCTCGACGAGAACACCTTCCTCATCAAGTCCCGCGACGGCGTCTACTTCCGCCTCTTCGGTCCTGTGCTTAAGGCCGGTGCTGAGGGCGTCGAAGCCACCGAGGATGGCAAGCTCTACATCCAGTGGGGCCCGCGCTACCTTCCTCTGAACGTGGTTAAGGGTGGTTTTACCAAGCCCGACGGTACCGAGATCGAGGCCGAGTTCGGCTCCTACAACTTCTCCGGCCGTGGAGAGGACCCCGCTCTGTTCCTGAGCGTCGACACCGAGGATGGCCAACTCGTACTGCCGGTGGCCGTTCGCTTCAGCGACTGGGAGAATCCCACCGAACCCAAGGCTCTCAACGCCCTCCTGAAGAAGAAGCCCGACGACGTCATCGCCCTGGTGCAGAAAGTCACCGTGAAGGGTGGTGGATCGGGTGGGGCCCGCGTCGAGGCCGATAGCGAGATCGACTTCCGCGACCTGGATGTGAACGTCCCCTACGAGGTGATCAACTACTACCAGTGCAAGACCTCGTACGGTCTGACCTACCGCATCATGATCAACAACTACCCCGCAGAGGGTCAGGTTGCTGGTGCATGGGCCCACTCCTCCATCCGTCCGCTCCTCTCCACTAAGCCCGAGATCACTCGCGAGAAACCCGCGACGCTGACCCTGCGCTCCAAGGAGGAACTGGAGAACAACAAGATCCGGATTCGCTCCACTCTGCTGCTCTCCCGCCAGGAAGCTTCCGACGAAGACCTCAACCTGGACTTCTGACCCGCTCACGGGCATAGAACCACTACTCCCCCGGCTTCGGCTAGGGGAGTTTTTCTTTTGGGTTTAAAGATCTAACACGGTACTTAATCTCTCAATGGATCACGAACTTCATATCCCCGAGGGCTGGGTCGCGGCGAATTACGCCGAGCCCGGATCCGACACGGGGAAGACCAACAAAAACCTGGGGTTAGTCGAGCCGGGTCCTCAGACCGGCGAGGATGACTACCACTCCAAGTACGTTGATCCTGAGGGAAAATTCGGAGCCACCAGTGTGGGAGGAGGAGAACCCTCATCCTACGAGGGTCCCCACGACAAAGACCTGAATCCAGAAGGCAAGGCGGGATACGACGTGGGGCAGCTCCATGTCGCTCCCGGCGAGATCGTTGTGGAGCAGGGTGTGCAGCACAGACGTCCCTACTACCTCGTCACCCACCCCGACGAGGAGTACTTCTACTCCGTGGTTCCTAAAGTGAAAAGTACTTCTGAGGAGTACCGTAGTCCGAGGAAGAGAACCCGCTCCGAGGCGCTAGAGATGGCGTACAAGGTGCTCAATGCCACTCTCCCCGAGTCCGTCTCTGACCAGATGCACTACACCTACCCAGAGACCGAGATCGTGGTCAAGTCCACGGCCGGCCAGCAGCATATGTGACCACCACCAACCCGCCATGGGATCCCATCCGTGGTAGAATGGTGGTAATCAGACGCCAACCGTAGTGCAGAACGTCCTGCTGATCTCCGACATCCACTCCCGCGACGACGCGCTGGAGCGCCTCCTGGACCGGCTCTCAAAGCCACTCAGCCAGGGCGCCCATCTTGTCTTCCTGGGGGATCTGTCGGACTGCAGGGATAAATTGTACAGGCCGAAGTGCTCCTTTCTAAAGGTCTACCGTCTCGTGCGGCAGCTTTGCGACGAGGGTTACGCTACCCTCCTCCACTCCAATCACGCTCAGAACCTAACCGATCTGTTTCTTGAGAGGAGGGATGTTCGCAAGAGCATAGCGGGCTTCAAAAATACTATAGATGAAATCCGGACTTTGGACGAACCTACTCGGGACGAACTGATCCTGTGGTTGGATTCAAGGCCTTTAACATTTACTTATAATTCCGGCAACGGAAAAACATACAAAGCCGCTCACGCCTTCTACCAGAAGGATTTTGAGGCGAAGTACTCCGAGGGTGGGCTCACACCCACGGAGATCAACTCCACCCTACGCGGTCGCGAGTCATCGTGGCTGTGGCAGGGTAAAAAGATAACCAAGCGCACGGGGTTCTGGCGCAACCCACAACGGTGGGGTGCCACTGGCACCGACGTACTCTGCTCGGGGCACTGGGCCAGGGTTCTTGTCGAGGACAATTGCGTTGTGAACGACCCCGGCGGGGACGCCACCGACGGAACTCTAGGAGTATTCGACTGCGATAACCACAACCTCACCATCCACGAAAACAAATGAGCATCAGCATCCTCGAGCACAACAAGATGGTCTTCAAGAAGGACGACGGGTTCGATTACCCGGAGTTCTACGACTACTACGAGAACACCGTAGCCTCCGTATGGCGGCACGCGGAGGTACCTATGGAGGGAGATCTGCGAGATTGGCAATTCAACTCAACACCCGACGAAAGAGCGGTTATAGCCGGGATTCTAAAGGGCTTTGTAAGCGCGGAATTGGGTATAGGTTGTTACTGGGCGGATGAGGTCTGCCGGATTTTCCCTAAGCCGGAGATCCAGTCCATGGCCCGGGCCTTCTCGTTTTTTGAGACGATCCACGCCGCCGCCTACTCGTACCTCAACGACGTCCTCGGCCTCAAGGACTACGAGGAGTTCATCAACGATCCCGTGGCGTGCTCTAAGATCGACACCTTCTTCCAGAAGTACCCCGACAAGGTCGCCCTAGCTGTCTTCTCCGGAGCTGGCGAGGGTGTTTCCCTGTTCAGTTCCTTCGCCGTACTACTGAGCTTTAACAAGGATGGACGTTACAAAGGCCTCGCGCAGATTATCTCGTGGTCCGCTATCGACGAGCAAACTCACTCGGAGGCTGGGTGCAAGCTTTTCCGCTATCTTGTCAACGAGACGGGACTCACGGATGCTGAGGAGCAGGCGATTTACGAGGGCTTCCGCCTCGTGGTGGATAAGGAGTTCGCTTTTATTGACCACATTTTTAACGCTGCATATATTGGCTCAATCGATGCGGATGAGTTGAAAGCTTACATAACCAACCGCGCCAATGAACAGCTCGTCACGCTCGGACTTCGGCAGATCTTCCATCTGTCCACCGAGGAACTCTCAAGAGCAAAGTCCATCAGTGCCTGGTTCGAGCCCATGATCAAAGGGGCTAGTAGTTCGGATTTCTTCGCGCAGGGCAAGTCGGGCGACAACTACGTTGCCAAACCCACTCAGGACTACATGAGTGTCGATCTCACAGCGCTAGATCTGGACTCCTGCCTCTCCTACCACTAATGTAAGGAGGGTCCATGTCTATCTCCAAGCCGGTAAGCATAACCAACGGAAAGTGGTTGGTGCAGACCTCAAATGGCCACAAGATCTTCGAGGACGGCGAGACAGCCCAAGATTTCTACCTGATAAACAAGCACAGAGAAAACCAGAAAGCCCATGGCGATTCACCCAAACCCTGATAGAGACAGCAAGCTTATGGTAGCCGATCACGGCACCGTGTGCCTCATCACCGACCGCAAAGCCGACCTCTACATCCAACGCTACAGAAAGAACATGATCACCTCCCCACCGCCTGACAGGTTCTCAAGACCCTGCGGCGGGATGGGTGGCTTCGACGACTACGTGGAAAGATGGCATGAGTGACTTTGTAAGACCCGATGGCTGGAGGGTCAGAGGGCGGGATCAGGGAGGGCGTAACTACGCCGACTCTGGCGAACAATGGAAGCAGTGGAAGGACTCCCCCTACGAAGTCAGTAGTGGGGGGAAAGTTCGTCGTAAGGGAGACACCCAGAACCGCAAGCCACGCGACGACGATCGCAAGCACCAGAGAATGAACCTCACCTGGGGAGGGAAGAGGGAGGAGCCCCCAATCCACCAGATGGTGATGGAGCTATTCGGCCCTCCCAAGCCCCAAGGAGAGCATATCGTAATCCTGCACAAGGACAACGACGGAACCAACAACTCCATCTCCAATCTGAAGTGGGGTACGAGATCCGAGAACGTTCAGCAGGCCCACGACGACGGCCTTATCCGCTCCAAGAAAAAGAAGTGATGGGTGGTTGGTTAGTTGGTAGGTAATTGTTAGTTACCAAGCTGCTACGCTACGCCTTATTTTTGTTAGAATAAACGACCAGGAAGCCAGCCATTATGTCCGAGTTACAAGTCCCCGAGTGGATGTCCAAGGAAGCCATCAAAACTCTCTCAAAAGGCTACCTGTATCAGGGCGAGACGCCCAGGGGGATGTACGAGCGTGTGGCCAACCAGGCCGCCAAACTGCTCAACTACCCCGAGATCTCAGGAGACATCTTCGAGGTGCTCTGGCGTGGGTTTCTGGGACTTGCCACTCCCGTGGCTAGTAACTTCGGCACCTCGCGTGGCCTGCCTATCAGCTGCTACTCGAATGATATTTCGGACTCCGTGCGCTCCATCTACTCCCACCTCAAGGAGTCGGCGGCGCTCTCCCAGTACGGTGGCGGGGTGGGAACCTACTTCGGCAATATCAGACCCTCCGGGGCACCCATCTCGTCTGGTGGGAAGAGCACCGGCGTGGTGCCGTGGATGAGGCAGTATGACCAGTGCGCCGCTGTGGTGTCTCAGGGTGGGGTGAGGCGTGGCAGTTTCGCTCTCTACCTCCCCATCGACCACCCCGATCTTCCGGAGGTTTTACGCTCCAAGGACCACTCGCAGGGCGACCCACGTGACTTCATCGACAGCAACATCGCCATCACCATCACCGATGAGTGGGTAGAGAGCCTGCTTGCCGGGGATAGGGACAAGCAGAAGTTGTTCGGCGAGGTGCTGAAGTCTAGACTGGTGTCAGGGTCTCCATACATCATCTTTATCGACAACGCCAACAAGGCCAATCCGGAATGCTACACTCAGAGAGGACTGAGTGTTAAGCTCAGCAATCTCTGCTCGGAGATCTTCCTGCACACCGACGAGAACCACACCTTCGTCTGCGTTCTCTCCTCTATCAACCTAGCACGCTGGGAGGAGTGGAAGGACTGGACCGGCCCGGCCACTGGCAAAACCGTCCCCGAACTGGCCGTGTACCTCCTCGACGCTGTTGTGGAGGAGTTCTGCCACAAGGCCGATCGCATCACCTCCATGGGAAGAGCGGTAAGGTTCGCTCGCAAGTCCAGGGCACTGGGCCTGGGGACCATGGGCCTCCACGCTCTCTACCAGTCCAAGAACCTCCCCTTCGCCTCCGCCGAGGCCCGCCAACTCAACGAGAAGGTTCACAGGTACGTCAAGGAGAAGGCGCAGAAAGCCTCCCGTGAGATGGCCGTCACCTATGGCGAGCCGGAATGGTGCCAGGGTACCGGGCTCCGTCACACCCACCTCATGGCCATCGCCCCCACCAAATCCAACTCCGTAATCTGCGGAGCGGGAAGCGAGGGTATCGAGCCCATCGACGCGAACTACTACGTTGCAAAGCAGGCCAAGGGGACCTTCGTTCGCAAGAACAAGTACCTTGTGGAACACCTCGAAAAGATCGGAAAGAATACCGACGAGACGTGGGAGTCGATTCTGGAGTTCAGAGGATCGATCCAGCATCTCAAGTTCATCGACGACCACACCAAGGAGGTGTTCAGGACGGCGCGTGAGATCGACCAGTTTGAGATCATCAGGCAGGCCGCGGACCGGCAGAAGTACGTCTGCCAGGGTCAGTCCATCAACCTCTTCGTCGATCCCGAGTCCTCGCCGGAGTACCTCTTCAAGCTCCACCTGAGCGCTTGGAAGGGTGGCCTCAAGTCCCTCTACTATCTGAAGAGTTCGTCCCTGCTCGTGAAGAAGAAGCCTCCTGGCCAGCAGAAGGTCGCGAAGATCATCACCAAGCAGGAGTGCCCCTACTGCTCCATGGCCAAGTCCCTCCTCCGTAGCCAGGGCTGGACCATCAACGAGGTGGATAGGGCCGATGTCCCCGACTCCGAGTGGGTGTGGAAGACCGTGCCCCAGATCTGGCTCAATGACCAGTACGTTGGAGGCTACACCGACCTCGCCGAGAAGCTAGGTCAGGGGGAGAAGACATACAGCGAGTGTGCCGCCTGCGAGGGTTGACATCCTCCCCGATCCATGATATGATCTCTAGAGAAAGTTCTGTAAGCCAATGAGTTTCGATTACGTCAAGTTCATCAACGATGGCTTCGAGGCGCAGGAGAAGTACGCCGCCAAAGTCGGTGGTGTCGGGCCTGAGATGCTGATGAAGTACGAGGCGGCGCACGGTTACCTCAACGAGGACTGGCTCTGCTACCGCTACGAGAAAGTCATCGAGTACTTCGGCCACCTCATGGAGGAAGCGATCGAAGCCCGGGTGTACGTCCCCCGCCGCTCTTGGAAGAACAAAGAGCGGAGTTACATGGACTCACCCGAACTCCGCCGGGAGTTTATAGCTGAGATGTATGACATCCTTCTCTTCCACCGAGCCATCCTGGCCTACGCCGGCGTGACCGGCGAGGAGTTCTCCGCCATCGCCGCGGAGAAGCAGGCCTACAATCAGGTCCGGCCGGATCATAACGTGAACGGAGACGCCTCCGTCACCGCGTCCCCCTCCGAAGAGCTTCAGGGTATCTGCGACTCAGCATCGTTCTAAACCCATGGCCCCCGTCCCCCGCCAACGCCTCATCAGTAAGATCGACAAATCATCCTGTAGGAACTGCGCTGGCAGGGGATTCCTCGTTATCGAGAAAAACTCGCCCGACGGGCGTGTATTACCCAACGAAATAGTAGAATGTGGAGTCTGCGATGGCACCGGAAAACGTCAAACAGATCAGGCCTAACACCCAGGTCCTAGTGCTCAACGCGTCCTACGAACCTCTCCATGTCACGAGCTGGAAGAGAGCCATCATCCTCCTGCTCAAGGAGAAAGCCCTGATCGTATCGGCTAAAGTCATCCGGCTCACCGAGTACATAAGGATACCCTTCTCCAGGATCAACTCGCTCAAACCCTCCCGCAGCCTCATATACAAGCGTGACGGGCACAAGTGCCAGTACTGCGGATCGACAAGACGCCTGACCATCGACCACGTGATCCCCAGGAGCAGGGGAGGCAAGGACACGTGGGAGAATCTGGTCGTGGCGTGCTCGACATGCAATACGCGTAAGGGCGACATCCCGCTCGAGCAGACAGGGATGAGACTGACTAGAAAGCCAAGCGCGCCCGCGAATAGGTTCCTGTTAAGTCTGATAGACTCCGGGTCTCCGGAGTGGCTTCAGTACGCATTCGATTAAAGAAACATAGATCGTTCATTGGAGAGGCATCTCCCTCTCCGACGGAAGTAGGCCGACTCGGAACGGACCGTTCAGCCACAACTCACGTGGCCGCAAAAGCCGACTGAAGGAACGCACCAATACCCTAACAAGTAAAGGAGCAAACCTAATGTCCAAAGCAGTCTATCGCGGTGTGTCTTACGACACCCAGAAGCGTCTCCAGTACCAGCAGCAGATGCAACTTCAGCACTCCGAAGTGTACAGAGGAGTCAAGTTCGTGAAGGAGGACAAGTGATGAAGATTAACGTCCTCCAGCTCATCAAGGAGCAGAAGCAAAAGCAGGATAGGCGCCACAAGGCCTCTATAGCTCAACTTATCCGGTCCAAGTAGACCGGTTCTTCGGAGGGAGGTACGCTTCCCTCCTTTCTTTTTTCTACCAGTAATGGATTTTTACTTTTCGTTCGGGAAGAAGAGACCATCGGAGAGGGGCCTCGTCATCCAGGCCGCCGTGCTGTGGGGCCTGCTCGAACCCGCCCTCGACCTCATCCTAGACTTCGTCAACAGGAAGGCGATAAAGCGCATCGGTGCCAGGAACCTTAAGACGCTCTTCGACGAGCTGGACATCTTCTGGTTGAGAAATGCCGAGCACAAGAACTACTCCGAGTCGCAGACCCGGCTCATCATCTCCATGCTACTGAAAGCCGTGGAGGACGAGAATCTCACCCGGAAGGAACTGCTCGCCCTTGTGGACTTTGTCCAGCGCAAGTGGGTTCAGTCGGAAGCGCTTCACAAGACCTTCACTATGACCGACGAGGTCATCGAGGCGCGAGTCGAAGCCACAGTGGACCAGGCCATCGAGCTCTACGAGAAGACATACGAGGAAAGGCCACAGACCCCAGAGGAGTTCGTGGCCAGTACCGCGGAGATCATCTTCCACGAGCCGGACGGGAGCGAGGCTCAGGCCCTGCTCGGTGGGATGATGCAGATCAAAAACAAACTGGTGTACTGAGCGCTCAGAGCGCCCAGATCGGCTCCATGACGTTCGCGGAGGTGGTATTGTTCTGCCTCAGGATGGCGCCATTGGGCCTCTCAACCCACTCACGGTTGCCCTTGAGCGCTTCCTCCACCTCCAGGATCCAGTCACGGGCGGTGCAGGCCGGGACGTTCTGGCAGATTACGTTGCTGTGCTTGGTGGGGATGTGGACTTTCGCCGCGTAGTCTTTCGGGAATCCCATCAGAGCGAGGCCCTCAGCCACCGTGAGCCAACGGTCCTCGTGGGGATGCATGAGGTAGGGGAGTGACTTCCACATCAGGCTCTGCGTCCTATACCACGCCAGTTTCATGCTTCCATCCATGATGTTCTTTCCGGCGCGCTTCTTCTCGAGTGTGTAGTTAAGCCACCGACTAGCCTTCTCATCCTTGACCACTCTAGCGGCCTCCTCCAACCATCCCGACTCGTAGATAACGTTCCAGACGGACGTCATGCGGTTCGCCGCCACCTTGGAGAGGATGTCCTGCTTCGTGTATCCAGCATACTTCCCCTCGATAAACTGCCAGAGCGGATCGGTGCTAGGCACACCCTTGGAGTTGACGGGCTCGGACTTAGCAAACCCTCCCGCCTTGAGGAATTTGTGAAATGGCTCGAAGTCCCGCTTTACAGGTGCGAGCACAGGGACTTTGTCACCCTGCCATAGGAAGAAGAACGAACGAGTCCGTTCCTGGGGCACCCCGTGATTGATCGAGGTGGTCTTCACCAGGCTCATGGAGTAGCCATGCTCGGCGGCTAGGGAGTTGATTCTCTCCGCAAACTCCTCTCCCATCTTCGAGTAGAGGGCCGGCGCATTCTCCACCATCATGGCCTTAGGCTTGATCTTCGTCATGGCGAACTCAGCCGCGTGGTACATGTGCATGTTGCTGGGCGCCGAGCAACCACGCGGGTTGTTCACCTTCTCACCAGAGGTGGTATTGGCCATGGAGAGGCCGGCGCAGGGCGGCAGGGACGTAACAATATCAACGTACTTGGTGGGGTAGTTACCCTCATCGAGGTTGTGGAAGGGGGTCTTGTCGAAGTACTTCAGGCAGTACTGATCGTTGGCGCCGAAGGAATCGCTCCAGGACGCGATCCACTCGGGATCCTTCTCCAGGGCCAGGGTCGTGCCGACCACGCTCCCTCCTACCAGGGGGATGATGTGGCCGTGGGTGTATGATGACATGGTAGAATTGGTTTACGGAGGTCTTTAGACTGAAAGACACGGGTTTAAAGACTAGGTAGTAGAGCTTGAGTATGCTTGGGGACTATGCCCCCTCGGATTGGGGAATCGCGGATAAAACTGAGTGGGTGGCGGAACAGCCGCTGGAGGGCGAGGCTAGAATGCCCGCGCTGGAGGGTAGAGATGTTGTTGGGTTTTCTGAGGCAGTTAGCTTTGCTGTTGGGCAACTAAAGCAACAGCCGGCTCATGGCAACAGGAAGCAGGCGGCTATGGTCCATAAATGCGACCCTGGATTCCATGCTCAAGGTAACCAGTGCGTTCAAAGTAGCACAGCTCCTAAGCCAAAAGGTAGTGTAAGAACTCTTCCTCAAAAAAGAACCGGGGCGCAGATTCAGGAGGGAATGGCAAAAGCTCTCGATAGAAAAGGAGTAACTGAAGAAACGCAATCGCAACCTAAGCAAGAAGCGCAACCCAAACCAAAACCAGAACCAGAACCTAAATCAGAAAAGCAGCCAAAGCCCAGCGAAGAAGCAACTGGATCTACTACTTTAAATCAAGCTCACTCCCAGAGAGAAGCTTTTCTAAAAGATCGTAATCGTGACCCGTCTATGTACATAGACACACAAATGGTCGGTAGAGGGAAAGAAAGAACAACTATCAGAAACTACATAGAATCAAGGTTAGGCAGTAATCCAAAACTCAAAGATGCTGCAACTAGTGCGTTAGAATTTATGTCTCTGTGGGTAGACGGAGACGGAAAAAGAATATCCGGTGATGCTATAAAGGAAGGCAAAACCGCTCAGGACGTAAAACAATTTAGTCTAGAATACAAATTAAATTCAGATGGATCAGTATCACAGATAGATCCAAGTGAAGAAGGGGAACAGAGAGCGTTTAGAAATTATAATGAACTAGAGTCCGTACTAAATGGCCCTATTAAGAAAGCCCTATTAGCCGCTGGATTAACAGAGGAAGATCTATCAGAGCATCCTCCACAGAAACCCAATTTGAAAGGGCTCCCTAAAGAACAGAAAGAGGCTGTTAAAGCAGAATATGAACAAAAACTCTCCGCCTATAACCAGAGGGAAAAGAAAAGAGCAGCGTTGGCGGAAAACCTCTCCTCCGATGTAATGCAGGAGCACCTGCAGGAATCCGAGAGAAAGACCTTCGGATCCCCGCTGGATTCGTTCAAGGATTTGACTCCCGAAGAGCAGGATCAAATAGTTGACATTATCTATCCGCTTCTGCCCCCCACTCTTAAAGGCAGGTTCGATAAGGTTGGAAGTCCTAGGAAAAACATATTTGGCGGATACGAAATCCAAGATGGCAAAAAAACACCAGTTTACGCTGACAAAATTACCTCAACTCGCGGTAAAGGTATGCTAAAAAAATACCTTGTTCAAGGAGGAATAGATGGATACACCCAAGATCCAACCATTATGGGTCCTTTTACTTTAACGCTTGATCACGTACTTCCGTCAGCTAAGGGCGGTGGGGATCATCCTGATAATGGAGTCTTTACGCGAGGAGGGTTGAACACCCATCTAAGCGATAATAATTTCCTGTGGCTATATAGATCAGCATTAGGAGAGAAGGAAAGGCTTAATCAACTTTCCGAGAATCCAGAGGAACAAAAACGCTTATACAATGACGCTCAAAGTGCCGCGTATAAATCTCAATTTGGAACTTCGGTGGCGTTATCGCAGGCTGGCACCGGTAAAAAATTAAGCGAGGGTGCTCTTAATAACTCAAGGGGTAATTTGACTGGAGATATGCGAAAGGACATTGGAATGATCTCAAAAAACGTTCTTGATAACGATCTTCGAGAAGCAAATGCAACTTCTTTGGATCCATCTTCGGCGGAAGTGCAAGAATTTGTTAAGAAACAAACTCTTAAGATCCTTGGAATATCATATTTTGGAACTTCTCACCCCAACGCACCAGCCCCAAGCGAAAAAGGCATGTCTTCTCCAATGCAAAATCTACTCTGGGGAGGAATATCTTCCAAACTTAAAGAAGGGCAATCCTTCGATGAAATAAATAACGCGATATCAGATATCAAAAACACTTTAGCAGCCTCTTTGCTATCAGGGACGGTGGCAGGAAATAGATACCTATCTAAGATAGGCGGTGCATCTGATCAAGATACAGAGAGTGTCTTTAAAGCGGGAGTTGAAAAACTTTCTCAATTCATCGGAAGGAATGTTTCCGATGCCGAAATCAACATGCTCAGGAGCCAATTCTAATGGGAATAAAAGACTGGAAAAACTCCATATTTCAGTATTTGAAGGATTCTGGGGTAAAAGATCCCAAGTCCGTGATGTCAAAGCATGAGAGTCTGTTAAACTACTTCTATATCAAGAAGATGTTGCCAGAAGACGTAAATCTATTCTTTGGCGATAAGTTAACAAAACTCTCCCAGGCGGACTATATGGAAATCCTTAGGGCTAAGCGGGGCTCATCCGCCTCCAATGCCGAAGGCAGGGGTACCAATTACGCCGATTCCATGGTATTCTATAAGGGGAAAGTGCTGGGGCGTTGCCCGGCAGGAACAACGCGCTCCGGTAAGACGTGCGTTCCTGGCGCCTCAGCCACGCCGAAAGGCCCCGGGTACAACACCCCAGACCTAGGTGGACTGACTCTGGCCCAAGTTAGGGCGCTCTCCAAAGCCAAGTCCACCGACGATATTATCAAAGCTCACCAAAAACAAGATAGACAATGATCGAACGTATCACAAAGCCCATCCGCTTTGATAAGGATGTGCCATGGCTCGTAGTGGCCCACGACGGGGAGAAGTTCTTCGTCGCCAAGGAGGATGTCATCGCCGAGGACCCGCAGATGGAACTCATCGAGATGGGGAGTCGGTCCCTGCTCCAGTGGGCCATGGAGTACGACTACCCTCTCCGTAAGTTCGTTAAGCTCCAGCGCCTCCTCATTGACAAGTATTTCGGGGCCTAGACAAACCCCACCGGGGTGTGATAGAATGGACTCATAACCCCTAAAGTGAGTCCATGCCCCAACCCCTCCTCCCCTTCGACCTCCAGTACATCAAGATCGCTCGAGAGATCCTCGACGAGGGCACTGAGGTCGTAGGCCGCAATAACCTCCGCTACAAGCAGATGTTCGGCCAGACCATCAAGGTCGACCTGCGACTGGGCTTCCCCGCTCTCACGCTGCGCAAGATGCCCGTCCGCAACCTCTTCCGGGAGTTCATGTGGGACGTCAATGGGGACTACAGGGTCAGCAATCTCGGCCCCGCCAAGCACTTCTGGGACTTCCTCGCCGACGCCGAAGGCCGCCTGGCTGGAGCCTACGGACGAAGCTGGCGAGCCTGGCCTCAAGTCTGCCCCGAGCAGAACATGCAGTGGGAGAACTTCCGTGCCGAACCATTCGACCAACTCAAGTGGATCTGGGAGCAGCTCCGCACCAACCCGACAAATCGCCAACTGGTGCTTCAGACTTTTAACCCTGCTTACGATTCTCTTCACTGCCCTCCTTGTCATCCTAACCTCACTTTTTCTAGCGATGGGGCTTATCTTGATCTGATGGTCAATGCCCGGAGCAACGACATGGCCACCGGGGTGCCGTTGGATATGTTCCGCTACGGCCTCCTTGTCACCAAGATGGCGCAGGACGCCGGGTTGGTACCGCGCTACGTGATGTTCGCCTCGGCCAACAACCACATCTACTCCCAGAACGAACTCGCCATCAAGTCCATCATCACCAACTCCCCCATGGCCTCTTGCGACGTCTGGATCAACAACACCAAACCCATCTTCGACCTCGATCCGGAGACCGACTTCGAGCTCATCGACTACCGCTCCCATCCCGCCACGAAGATGGACGTTGCTAACTGATGCCCCTACCGGAATACGACCACACCACCACTCTACTCGAAGATGTATTTGAGCCCCTCCTCGATCCTCATTGTCCGGTCTACGTCATTGATTTCAAGGTTTGTGCGCACTTCGTATGTAATTACGCGGAGGCGGCTGAGGATGCTTCGCGTGGGTCAGAGGAGGAGCTCAGGAAGATCCTGAGAGCAATGTGGGCCTACAGACTCAACCGAGGCCCTGACATGCTCCCTCCTATGCCCTTCGTGGGCCTGCTGGCGGACGATTTCAAGGGAGTGTTGTCGGAGGATTTCTCCGAGGCCGCGGTGAGTGGCAAGGGGTACTGGAGGCATATCGAGGCGCACAAGCTCTCCATGCCAGAGTACAAGGGCGGGAGGGGCGAAAAAACGGCCTTCTTCGATCTTGTTCAGGAGGAGGGGTACAAGTACATCAACTCCCCCGGCTCCACCTTCCACTACTTCGCCAAGGAGTTCTTCGAAGCGGACGACATCGCCGGCCACGTCTGCAGGCTGAAGCGCAAAGCCCGCAAGAGTTCCAAGCTGGGCAAACGCCAGATCCTCCTAGGTACTCTGGACGGGGATTGGCAGGGGCTCGTCTCCGACCACCACGACATCATCTGGGCCAATACCGGCCCCTGGCTTCCGCGACTTCGCTCGGAGCGCGAGGTCTGCGACTACTACCTCCGTAAGGAGGGAATGCATATCACCTCCGCCAGAGGCTGCTACGACTTCAAAGTGGAGTACGGCGATCTTGGCGACAACCTCTACCCAGGCACACCTTTACGATTTTTCGACCTATATGACGAGGACACTGAATGGCGTTTTACGGACAAAGATACCCGGCGCTTACTCAAAGTACTTAACAGCACAACTCCATCCAACCGGCCGGATCACATGGAATCCGCGCGAGTCTTCCTGCTTCGCAGAGGACTCTTCCTCCCTGAGATCCCTGCTACCTGGCACGAGGATAAGAACTCCTACTTTAAGAGGGCCAGCAAAGCCCGACTCGAGAACTCCCACCCCGACCTCACCGGGCGGAATCGGACTCTTTGCATGGAGAGAGTCTCCGACATTGAGGTTTTTGAGAAGTGCAAAGATCTCGCTATCGAGGACTCTAAGGCCCACTCCGAGATAAAGAGGGAGACGGAGAACCTGCGGCAGTGCCGCGAAGCCGAGGACAAGAAGTGCGTCAAGGAGCTGCGGACCCTGCTCCGCGGCCTCAAGGACCTCCGCTCCTCCATCAAGGAGCAACTTTCACAACTGGTTACGGGTTCTTGACTCGGGCCTCCAACTGATCTATAATAGTCCCATCTAGCGTGGGACTTTTTTACTACATGGCGGAATCGAAAAACCAAGGGCACTCCTCCGCGAAGGACACCCTAGCCTCGGGGGCCATCGGCCCCTCAAGGATGTACAAGCGGATCCTGGCCTGGGCCGAGAATCGCGGCTACTACCTCCGGTTTAACTACGACGCCAAACTGACAGGCTACCACTCCCTCTACGAGGAGCACAACCCGGCCAAGGACCCCCTCTCTCCCAAGTCCGTGAAGTTCCCGGACTGGTTCCAGTTCCTCGTGCCAGCGTCCGAGATCCGGCTGGAGACCGCGCAGGAAACAATCCTGGACGATGATGTGCTCCACGAGATCAGTGCCGACGAGCAGGAGTTCGCCACCCCGCTCTTCGTATATCGCTCCGGGCGTAGCAGCGAGATCACCGACCATGTCCTCGGCGTCGAGAACCTCAAGGCCATGAGGCACCGGAAGTTGGGTGGTGGGCAGTACCAGCTCGGTATCGCTCACTCCCCGGCAACCATGCAGGGTAAGAAGGACGCCGTTCGTGAGACCTACGCCTACGTTCCTGAGAAGGAGTGGTTCGATGAAGGCCTTAGAGACCTGGAGTTTGAAGATATTATCCGCATCTTCCCCCACCACGAGGCGCAGATGATGAAACTGATCATCGGCCGGGCGTGTGTAGGCCGGACCGGCGCCATCCACCCCGGCACCCACAAGCTCCTCGAGCACGGGTTCAGGAAAGCCGGTGTGGTGATCGGTGAGCCCGGAGTCGGCAAGACTCTCACCCTCAATGGCATCCTCAACGCCATGAAGTACGTCGGTTATGACGTTTCCTCCATGGGCGACTTCGGCGCCCGCTTCAACCAGGGAAACGTAGTCACCTCCCACCTCGCCTACAACGACGACCTCACCCTCGATAGCCTGGAACGGATGTTGAAGGCGCACAGCTTCAAGTCCGTGGTTACCGGGGGTACGGAGAAGATCGAGAATAAGGGCGTGGACGCCATCGAGGTGGTCGCCAACACCGTCATTCTGGCGAACTGCAACGAGTGGAAACCCGAGATCACCTACTCGCTCGATAGCGGGGCGATCAGCCGCCTGGCGCCCATCTCCACCTACCGACTCTTCGAGCTGGAGGAGATCAGCGAAATCAAGCGCCACGACGTCCACCCCGGCTCGCACATCCCGTGGCTCTGTAAGAAGTACGACACCGACCCGATGTCGCTCTACCTCCGTGTGCTACGCGACTGCACGGACTTCTTCATGAGTAGGTGCCAGGAATCCGAGGACGTCCACTTCTACTCCGAGTCCCTGCTCCCCTACATGCGAATCCAGATCCACAAGAACTCGCTGGAGTGCTTCATCCGCTTCGGTTTCCTGGCCTACGCCATCCGCCAGCGCCAGGCCAAGGGAGGATGGTTGCCCGAGCTCACTCTCGGGTCACTGGCCGAAGTGCTGGAGGCTACACGTTTCCTGATGATTGACAAGAGAGCGAACAACTTCCGCAACCTTCTCAAGGACGACTGGAATGGCCGTAAGAGGTCGCAGTGGCACCCTTACTGGGCACAGCGCAAGCTCCTCATCACGTCCATCGACAAAGCCTACGAGATCTTCAACGCCTACAAGAACGATAAGGACGTGGCCCTGACTACAGAGAACGTGTTCGAGGTACTTCGCCTTCGCGACGGCTTCTCCATGGGTAAGAAGATGACGCACATCGTCCGCACCTGGGAGATGGTGAAAGGCGAGAAGAACAAGATCTACGAACTCGCGGAATCCATCGTGGAGCAGATGACGGAGGCGGAGTTGGAGCCGATCTTCTCAGACACTACCAAGGCCAGCGTGGAGTGGATCTACGACCCAACCTACGACCCTCAAAAAGTATAAATAATAATAGTTTATAGAATATATTATCTGCGCTTTGCTACCCCATGAGAAAAGCATCCACTAAAATCATCCAGGTGGACGAATTGCTCCATCAACAACTGCTCATCCTCAAAGCTTCCAATGGCTTTAAAAACCTCTCTCAGACGATCAAGTACTATCTGGACAAAGCGGATAGAGGATGAACTACCTGAGAACCTACGTAAGACTTATCAGGAAGTTCCAGAATCAACCCGAACCAGAAACGTACGAAAAGCACCACGTTTTTCCTAAGAGCATTTATGGCAAAAATAACTACGTTGTGAAGTTGACTCCTAGGCAGCATTACATTGCTCATGCGCTGCTGTACAAGGGGCTCGTGAAAAGGTACGGGCCCTCCGACTGGAGAACAAAGAAGATGATGCACGCCTTTTGGTTTATGCACGCTTTAGGTCCAAGACACAACGGAAGATATACTAGTGCCCGGCTCTACGAGACTATCAGAGTAGACTTTGTCAAGTCTTTGAGGGAGCAAAACATGAAAAAGGAACGCAATCCTTTCTTTGGTCAAAAACACTCCGTTTTAACTAGACGTAAGCTTAGTCTTATGAACGGAGGAACTGGCCAAGTAGACGGGTTATTCGAGTACTTTGACGAGAAATTCACAAAATTCTTGGATAGAGAACACCCGGCCGATTGGAAGCGTAGCAAGAAAAAGCTTAAGTGCAAACTAGGTCAGTTAGAGGACGTATTGAGATCTCTTTCCGTAGCGATCTAGTATAAAAAGTTATAAATTTACGATCTCACACATTGTCACAGTTTAGGTTTGTAAAAAATGTGAGGGGGGGTCCTTCCCCCCATCCTATAATAACTCCATGAAACCATCAGCGCTAATCTCCCTCGACCACGAGCAGTGGGACCACAAACCGTCCATCAAGCTCCAGTACAGGGACCAGGTAGACAAGTTCGGTAACCCACGCTCGGAGGTCCGTGTCATCGGCGCCCGTATCGGCTCCGATGTGGAGAAGGTTACCCCAACCTCCCTGGCCCGATTCGTCTCGCGAGGGCAGACCTGGAGCCCCTTCGTCTTCAACGAGTGCCCGCAGTGGAAACGACCACGACGCGTCGAAGCCCTCTTCAAGAGTTGCCAGGTGTTTGCGCTGGACTTCGATAATGGTGAGAGCGTAAAGGATGTGGTGGCTCAGGCGGAGGCTCTGGGCCTCTCTTTCAACCTCATCCACCACTCGTTCTCCAGCACCCCGGAGCACTTCAAGCTCCGCGGGATTCTGTTCGTCGAGAAGGAGATCGTGGAGTTTGACACCGCTCGGCTCTACTCCACGGCCCTCGCTCACGCTTTCGGTGGGGCGGATAAGCAGTGCATTGACGTCGCCCGGCTCTACTTCGGCTCACGCGCCGATTCCATCGTCAGCGTGAGTTCCGACTCAGTGGTGGAGGTGGCTACTCTGGAGAGGATCGCCAGCTCCGTGGGAGCGGAGAGGTTCCTGGTGAAGGGGGAGCGGAATGTCTCCAAGCCGGACAGCACCGAGTGGGGGGATGCCAAGGTGCAGCGCTCCCTCCTCGCCGGTCTCACTCCTTCCAAGAGGGCCTACGTCAAACGTAAGGTGCTCGGGATCCTCAAGGACGTGGAGGCTTTCGATGGCTCCAAGGGATCGAGGTACGAGTGCGTGTGGCGTAACGCGAGCCGACTGTCCCGAATGCCGGAGGTGGTGGGGAGCGCCGTGTACCAGTGGATGCTCGAGTCCATCGAGAAGAACCCGCACTTCGCCAACTGGGACTGGGATGCTAGTAGCGTCGTCATGAACGCCATCGAGTGGAGCAGCACCCACGCCGACGACCCGGTTTAAAGTTGAGGATGTACAACGCGTTCTCGTCGACCAACTTCGATCTTAAGTTAGGAAGCAACTTCTCCGTACCTAAAACAACTTTTGATTTCAGAGCCGCGGCCGATTTTGACGGCGCGAGAGCTTTCAGAGACCCCAATCTGAGGAACTTCAATCTGGGTCTTGAAAATCTCAACTTCAACGCCGACTACTCCACGGCTTTCGCGGCAGAAAACGTCGAGGCCTCAAGCCCCGAACCCTCTCCCCCTTCCACTCGCCCTTACATCTGGAAGTACCAATGACGGGTTAGGGTTTAAAGACTCAGTATAGTGCCAGTAGGCCGAGTCTGATGCCCGGAAGAGACGAACTCATCCAACAGAATACGGCGAGAGTTCGTGCCAACTCCCAGGCTCCTAAACCCCAGGAGAGGGAAGGCAAAACCTCCTCGAGTATGTTGGGGCCCCGTAGTTACTTAGGCGGGAACTACGACGTATACTCCAAACTAGACAAAGTGGAGTTCCAGGGGATACTCGGGGACTTCTCGATGAGGGGCAATGTGGCGTACATTCGCCGGTGGAAGCGTCAGGGCAGTGAGCAGCAGTCCGCCTCCGCGCCATCGTCGGCTGTGGCCGATATACCCGACTCCCAGAAGCAATTAGAGGATGCGCTCGAGGCTGCTCAAGATAACTTTGACGCGGTGGCTAATAATTTCAATCCTAGAAAGCAAGAATACAACTACAACCCCTACGGCGATGTGGATAATCCCATCGAAGTAGCCGAGGCCAACCTCCAGATCGCAGAGAATAATCTAAACGCTGAGAAGCAGAGGGCCCTGTCCGCGCAGACACCAACCTCCTCTGCCCCTTCCGCCTCGCCAAACGCCGCACCAGCCCCAACCTCCACCACCACTGGGCCAAAAGCAACGCCCGTGGGCACTGTCAAGTCCGCCAACCCCAGCGGTTTCGGATTCGCTGTATCCAGAGCGGGCCGAGCGGTCGCTGGAGTAAGCCCAGAAAAAATAGCCTACTCCGGCGCGGCGATGAATGGTGGTGGTGGTGGAGGAGCGGGAGCAGGCAACGCTTCGGAGAGCGCGATGTGGCAGTTCCTCTTCAACCCCTCGGAGTTGGAGCTGGATGTCGGCCCGGAGTTCAAGAGCTCCGAGACCTGGGGCGTGAGCGATAAGGGCAATTCCGGCCAACCCCTGCACTGGAGCCACAACACCAACGCCCAGCTCAAATTCAACTCCGTACTGCTCAATGGGTACGTTTTTGGCCGCAAGGTGGAGGCGTTGGAGCAGGGTCTTGTGGAACTGTTTATGGCCAGGGATGGTCAGGGGCAGCATGGCCCCTACATCCTAGAGTTCGTGTGGGGGAAGAGAGTGTTTGGCCCGTGCGTGATCAAGAACGTAAATATCAAGGAGAAGATGTGGGATGAGGGCGAGGTGGTTAACGCCGAGCTTTCATTCACGCTTGAGCAGGTGCCGGAGTGGACCATCAATGACGGCTTTGTGGATGTTGCCAGGCCGGGTCGCCTAGCCGTAGAGGGCGATCCCACAAAAACCTCCACCTCTACCACAACGACCCCAACTACCACAACCGGACAGGATAAACCTAACCCAGGAGGTGGTGGGAGTCCCGGCCAAAAACCTTCGCAAAGACAGGATCCCTCAGCCGATGGAAGCGCCTACAGAACCTGTCAAAAAGCTTTTGAATTGGCGGAGGTTTTTTCCCAGATAGAAATTAGCGGAAATAACGTCCTGTTTCTGCCGGCACAACCTACAATACTTGAAGGGCTATTTACAAAGTACGAGGCGGCTTACGCTGCAGGAAATTCTTCTGTTGGTGTTAATTTCATAAATAGAGTACCAGCTCAACAAAAACCAGGGTCGATATGGAAATCTATTCAAGCTATGGTAGAGGCGGATGCTCCCTACTCGTCGATGGTAAATATAATCAGAAACGCTGCTTTAAAATGTAAAGCTGCAATGCTAAACGTGTATAATAAAGATTGCAAAAAGTTACTTGCTGATGGTAAAACCGCTCAAGTAAAAACTCAAAACGCAAACAATAATCAGGCTCTATGCAGAGGTATAATTATTGGCAAGCCATGCAATATTGGAGCCGGTAATTTTAGTCCGAAGAACCCGTGCTCTGGCAAAGTGCTTAGATGCAATGGTCGTGGAAAGTACGAGGCGATATAACCCATGGCAGTAACATCCATCGTCCTTGACATTAAGGCCAACACGGACCGGGCCCTTAACGACTTCAAGAGATTCTCCGCCCAACTCGATAACAAGTTCCTCGTCAGTGGTCTCAAACTCGACGTGGTCCGCAACGCGCTTGGGCAGATCAACCGCGAGTTCCAGAAAGCCATAGGGGAGCAAGGGCTCCAGGCCGGTCAGTCCCTCCGCGCCGCCCAAAACCAAGCCGCTCTGCTCATAGACACCTTCAAGAGCATCGGCCCCGCGGCCTCTGAGGCCATCGCGAATGACTTCTCGTCTGCGTTCAGCGAGATCGCGGTGAGGGCTGGGGGCACGGCCAAGGACATCCAGAAAGCGCTCTCCGCCGTCCCGTTCATCTCCACCGACCTCCCGGAGGATATGCGCCAGGCCCTGGGTAGGGGCGTGATGGAGTTCCAGCGGGACTTCTCGCGTGCGGGCCTCGGCGACACCTACGGCAACATTGTTAAGGAGTTCCTGTCTGGGCAGGTAACAGCGGGCGAGCTGACCAACTCCACCGACGCCCTGAGATCGCGGTTGGGAGCGGAATTCACCAGGCTTGGCGGTGGCCCAAACCTGCTAACGGACGCACAGCGGAGATCGCAGGTGGTGGCCGACTTCCAGAACTCCAAGGAGCTCAGGGATACGCTCGATAAGATGGTGGACAGGGCCAACTACGGCCAGTTCATCATACAGGATCTCAATACCAGGCTATTCAATCCTGAGAAGGGTGTGTTCGGCACTCTCCGCCAGATAACGATGTCCGTCAAGGACAAGACCACCATCTTTATGGAGACGAGGAGCCTCATAGACTCCGTATTCGGCAAGCAGGGGCTCTTTGTCAACTTCTTCCAGCAGATAGGTAAGATCTTCGGCATCGAGGATCCGCTGAGGATCGTCATAATCGGCATCAGGTTCATCACTAAGCAGTTCGAAGCTCTCAATAAATTCGTCCAGAGCCCCGAATTCCAGCAGGTGATCGGCTTCGCGAGGGATACGTTCACGCGCATCAAGGACTTCTTTACGTCTCTGTCCGCCGAGGTGTCCAAAGGCACGTTCGATAAGCAGTCCGTCATCGGCGGTATAAGGAAGATTGGGGAGAGCGTGCGCTCTTACATCGGGAAGATAGGGGATGCCATAGGATCCACGGACATATCAAACGAGACCGAGGCGGGCTCAAGTATCGTTGGCACGATTGTCGAGGAGATGGGTAAGACCCTAGTCGCTCTGGTGAGGGACGTGGGCGGCGCTCTGCTGCTCAAAGCTCCGCAGATAGGCCTGAGTCTCACCGGGGAATTGATAAAAGCGGTGGGTGGGGTGCTCAAGGAGGCCTTCTCCGACCCTCTTACGGGGACATTGGCCGGAGGACTTCTCGCCTACGGGGGCGTGAGGGCCACCACCGGGGCCCTGAGGGCCGTAGGTGGGGTGAGGGACGTACTAGCTTCTAGGGGTGATGATAGAGGTGGTCTTCGCGGAAGGCTAAATAGAGCTCTGGGTAGTCCTTTCGGAAGAGGACCGCGTATACTGGAGGGTAGAGAGGCCGCCGGCAGTACTCAGTCCTTCTACGCGCGAGTTCTTGGGTACCTTGAGCGAATCGCAAACTGCGTATGTGGAGGGGGAGGTGGCGTTGATATAGACGGGGATACCCGTCAGTCCCGTAGGGAGAGGGTGAGAAGAGGTAAAGGTCCCCGTGGTCCCTCGATGCGTCCTCCTGCTTCGCTCCCTCCGCTGGATGACAGTACCGATCTCCTCGCGGACGGACTCGATGAGCTGGACGGACCGGACGAAAGACGTTACCGTAGCGAGAGAGATTGGAATAGAGAGAGAGATAGAAGATATAGGAAGAAATACGGTCAAGGGGCGATCGCTAGAAGAAATATAGGCAATCTTGTGGGCAGAATCCCCAGAATTGGCAAGCTTGGTCTTGGTCTTCTTGCACTGGGCGGAGTGGGTGCCATGATAAATGCAGGCGGCGTCAAGGCTTCAGAAAGGAAAGAATTCGACCCGGCCACTGGCGAATTCATCACCCAAGAAGTTCCTCAGCCTCAGCCTCAGCCCGGCGCTGGCGAAGCGTGGGGTAAAGTCGGTATGGGAGCCGCGGAGGGCGCGCTGACCGGGGCGATGTTTGGGCCCTGGGGCGCTGCGATAGGTGGAGTGATTGGCGGAGGAGTTGCCCTACTCGATAAGGGCGTAAGGGATGCCATCGGCAAGTCCATAGTCAACTTTGGGGCGGGGATAGGCAATAGCGCGAGGAAGTTGTGGGAAGGGCTCGTTGGCAATGTAATGAAAGCCTTCGACGGGATAAAGAACTTTACTAAAGGCATAGACTGGAAGAACATTCTCTTAGATACCTTCCTGCCCGGCCGTGGACTGATAAGAACCGCGGCTCAAGCAGCAGGGTTGAGTAGGGAGAGTGGTGAGGGGGGTCCTCTTTCAGGATTAAAGAATTGGCTCGCAGAAGCGCTAGGTATAGGTGGTAGGGAACTGGGAGGCCAGGTGATAAAAGGAACCTCGTATATTGTCGGGGAGAGAGGCCCAGAAATCTTCACTCCGGGCCGAACAGGAACCATCATGTCAAACAGGGAGCTGACGGCTCTCAACTCGAGAGGGTACGCCGGCTCCACGGTCTCCGCGAACTTCAACATCTCCATCAATGTCACCGGCGCCATGACCCCGGAGAACACGGAGGCGCTCAGAGGACCGATCCTCCGTGTAATCGAGGAGGCCTGGGCCTCAGCCACGCAGGGTTCCGTATCTAGAGGAGTAGTATGATGTCCGAGCAATTCCAGCAGATCGCCTCACGCGTCGACTCTGAGGAACTTACTAAGATCAAGAATACGCTGGCGCTCCGCGACCGCGCCAACGCCGACCGCTACGAGCTAACACAGAGGGAGCGCAGGAACCCCGGGGTCCTATTCGGCGACTACTCCTCTCCGTCATCGGTTACCGAGAGCACTCTACAGGGCCTCAAGTACCCCTTAGAACTGGATGGTAAGGGCGGGTTCAAGCTCTCCGCGAACTACGACAGGGTGGGAGAGCAGATACTCGAGGTGCTTAGCACCCGCATCGGGGAGAGGGCCTACCGACCCTTCTTCGGCCTCCAGGAGATGATGTTCGAGACGATCGACGAGTACACGCTCGCCCAGAGCATACGCTCCAAACTACTCGCCTTCATCCCGCTTGTGTCGGAGTTGGATGTTAACGTATCCCTCGATGAGAACGGCACCGCTGGTATAGTAGTGCTCTACTCAGTTGAAGGTAGTGAACAGGCGCAGGTGCGCTACTCCTTCTCACTATAAGAGACTCTTCCGATGACCCGAACAAAGATACACAAGAACTTCGCGGAATTCGGGGCCGATGCTCAGCAGATGATCATAGACCAACTGCAGAACATCGACCTGGAGAAGATCGGCCCTAAGTCCATAGCGCATATCGGGAAGACACTCATCTCCCTCGTCAAATCATCCAACCAACTCCAGGAGGAAGTGGAGGGGGAGGAGGTCAGGGACAACTGGATCACCATTAGAGAGCTATCGCACATCATCCTCGTCGAGATCCTAGACAAATTCGACGTCCTCAGTTCCCAGGGGCAGATCCCGGAGTGGGAGAGGGCGAACGTGCTGAGCCTTCTCCAGGAGATAACCAAAGTCTGCCACTCGGAGGAGAAGAGAGACGCTCTCGCCGAGATCAATAGTGGAAAGATTATCGAGGACAAGATCCTCGACGAGATGCTAGGTATCTAGGTATGATGAATATGGACCAAGCCCGCGCCGGTGGCGAGGGGCTCGTAGGCGTTAAGAAGAAACCCAAGGGCAAGGATAAGAACCTGGAGATGGACGAATCCTCACCCATATTCCAGGGAGAGGAGAAACCGCTGCGGCTCTCCGTGCCCGAGGGTTGGTCAGTCAAGGAGTAGGGAGATGCCACGAGAGTGGAACACCCCGGATAGGGAGTGCTGGAACACCCCGATACACAACATTCTCAAGGCCATAGACAATCACACGTCACTGTACTTCAAGACCGGTGACACCTGGCACCTCGAGCAGGCTCAGTTGCTCCGCGAGTACGTCGCGGGGCTGAAGACCTGGATACACAAGCAGGAGCGAGGAGTTTAAAGTCTCAATAGCACCGATCTTTACCACCCATGCCACTCAGAGAGGGCTCGTCCGACAAGGTTATCAGCGACAATATCAGCTGCATCCTCAACAAGGACGGGTGCGGGTACGACCCGCCGTACAAAGATCCCGCTCGTAAGGAGTACACACCGGCCCAGGCCGCCGCTATAGCCTACGCTAAGGCGGGCAAACGCAAGGCCAAAGCCGAGACCCTGAAGGGCAACAAACAGACAAAGTCCAAGGAAACCTCCAACAACTCCGAGATGGAGTCGTTCTCGGTGCCCGAGGGTTGGAGAGTCGCCGGCAAACCCGTAGAGTAACACCATGCCACTGAAATCAGGATCGAGTCAGGATACCGTCTCTGAGAACATCAAAACTGAGATGAAGGCGGGCAAGCCGCAGAAGCAGGCCATCGCCATCGCCCTTGACAAAGCCGGGAAGTCCAAGGACTCCTCGGATAACGCCGAGCCCGAGGAAGGGCAGATGGCGCAGGGGGACATCCGGTCCATCGTGGCAATGGCCAAGAAGATCGACGGTATGGTGTCAGAGATGACCGACCTGCCCGAGTGGGTCCAGGCCAAAATCACCAAGGCCCAGGACTACCTGACGGCCGTGACCCAGCACCTCTCCCACCCCGGCGAGGACGAGAAGGCGGAGGATATGAGCGAGGGCAAGGACCACGACAAGGACGGGGATGTGGACTCGGAGGACTGGAAGATGGCCAGAGACAAAGCCATCAAGGGCGCTACCACCGAGGCCGGTGAGGACTCCGACCCCTGCTGGAAGGACTACGAGATGGTGGGGATGAAGAAGGGCAAAGGTGGCGGCAAGGTTCCCAACTGCGTGCCTAAATCCTCGGATAGCGGTGAGTGCGACTGCGACGAGTCCTCCTACTCCGAGATCTCGGTGCCCGCGGGTTGGAGTGTAAGCGAAGGTGTCTACCGCGATTAGTGTGCCCGAGGGCTGGGGAGTTAAACCCCCGGAGTTCTCGGTGAAGCTTAAGGACGGGAAGCCGGAGGGGGCGACTAGCTGGTTCGATGTGAGTGGCCGGCCGGTGGTGAAGGTTGGTAACACCTGGAAACTGCAGAGGCAGAAGCCCGCTCCGCCGAAAAAACTCAGTCCAGAGGAGGTAGCTAAGAGAGGCGGGCGTGACGCGCAACCGCGTCAGCCCAAAACCAGCTCTGGTGGGGATACTAAGCTCACTCCTCAGGAGGCGGAGCACTACAGTAAGTTCCTAGAACCGGTAAGGGAGAAGCTCAAGGAGGGCAGTCGAGCCTCCTTCTATCCCGACCCGGAGCAGAGTAGGCAGGACATGGAGAATAGGAAGCGTAGGTACGCTCCGTACGTCGCGCTGTCAGAGGACCAACTCTCGTCGGTCGGTGCCTACACCACTCAGTGGGACACGAACATGAACTCGCTTCTCAGAACGGGGAAGATAGAGAAATCAGCTGGCCAGCAACTCGGCAGCAAGCTGACGCCCTCGGAGACCCAAGTACGAAAGGCGATTAGCGACCTGACAAGCGCGCTCGAGTCCCTCCCAAACGCCCCTGCGGGGGTCTTTCACAGAGCCGTGAGTGGGTCTCTCTGGAAGGAGGACGGGCTCGGTCGCGATGCCAGCCCCTTCATGAAACAACTCCAGTCACTGGAGCCGGGTGACACTATCGACGACCCTGGCTTCTCGAGTTTTACCAGCGGCGGCGCGCCGGTGATAGATCGGTTTCTGAAAGGCGATCCCGACTCCGACCAGAACGTAGTCTTCGAGGTGGAGAGCGATAAGATGAAGAACATCTCTCCTATCAGCGGTTACGAGCAGGAGAAGGAGCACATGCTCCCTCCCGGTGCCAAGTTCCGTGTCGTGGGGAAGAGTGAGGGGTTAAGTAGAAACGCTGGTAAGCACACCATAATAAAACTACAGCAGATCTGATAGAATAGACTTATGGACAACAAAGAAAAAGAGCAGTCCTCGCTAGGACGCAGAATGTCCGACATCGGCGGACTGAAGATCACCAAAGCAAAAGCGAGTTCGATGTCCGAACCAAAAGTCCCCGAAGGTTGGTCATTGGCCAGCTCCCATGGCGAGACTGTAGGCCCCAAGATCACCAAGGAATCCCACCTTCGCGGCGACCAGGACAAATCGGATATGCTCGACGCGGAGATGGATCCCGACGACAACGCGGACATGTCCGATAACGAGTACGAGTACTGGCGCACCCTGGCCACGGGCGACCCGGTCACTCAGGGCGAGATCAAGTACGCCGACGATGGTAAGAAGTACACTCACACCTACAAGGACCGCAAGACGGGCAACACTCGCAAAGTTCGCTATGGAGCCAAGGGCTATAAAATTGCTCCAGGTACCCCCAGAGGCGACTCCTACTGCGCCCGGAGCGAAGGCGATATGAAGTCGGAGGGCATGGACTGCTCCGGGCCTGACCGCAACACTCCGATGTGCCTGTCGCGGAAGAAGTGGAGATGCCGCGGAGCAAAATCCGTATAGCCGGAGGGGTTGACAGATTCGATCCCATGGTTTAAAGTAGAAGTAGTAACGCTCACCGAGCGGGAGTTGCCCCATGACCACAGTCTTCCTGTACGTGTTCGTATTCTCCACATGGGGGCTCGGCATAATCTCCTGGCTCGCTCTTCTGGGAGGTTCGCTGACGAAGTGGGAGCTCGAGCGCCAGGAGAAAGTACTGGATCTGGAGCAGAAGAAGCTCATGTTCGGGCGATTCAACTCGCTGACCAGCGGTAAGTTCCCCCCGAGCAAGAACCAGGAGGCCAAAGATCAGCCCCTCGCGGAACTTGGCAAGGACATGATCCCGGAGAAGATCCGCGAACTGATGAAGTCCTCGCCCATGCACCCCGAGGTGGAGGAGATTGACAGCACCGACGAGATCCTCGGTGTGAGGTTCGAGGCCGAGAACTACCCACCCGGGTTCGGAGACGACGAGGAATGAACAAGATACCCAAGGCCGGCGTAGACCTCATCAAGAGGTTTGAGGGATGCCACCTGAAAGCGTACCCCGACCCTCTCACGAAGGGCAAACCCTACACCGTGGGGTGGGGATCGACCACCAGAAAGGATGGTTCGCCATTCAAACTGGGGGAGATCATAACTCAGGCCGAGGCCGACGAGCTTCTGGAGTACCACCTACAGGCCCACCTATCGCGACTACTTCAACTCCCGCACTCGCAGGAGATGTCCGAGGAGCAGTTGGGTGCCCTGCTCAGTTTCTCCTACAACCTAGGGGCGAACTTCTACGGATCCAACGGGTTTGAGACCATCTCGCGAAGACTTCGCAACAAGGAGTGGGATCTAGTACCCTCCGCGTTACTACTCTACTGCAATCCCGGCACCAACGTCGAGAGCGGACTGAAGCGTCGCAGAGTAGCCGAGGGCGCTCTGTGGTCGTCAGGAGCAATCAAAAAAACCATGGCACAAATACAGATCATCGCGCTCCAGAACACACTTCTGAAAAAAGAGCCTATCCAATCCTACCAACTCTCCTACAACCAGAGGAAGGAGGTGCAGAAGGGCAAGGGTTACAACGTACTGGACATCGTCGACGAGGGTTCCCACTCCAAGGTCACGCTTGACCACGGCGCTGGTGTGTGGTATATCTACAACCCTCACTGGCAGGTATCGCATAGTGGCACCGCTCGGCCCAACGAGAGCGCTCCAGGTTCCCGTATCCTGACCGTCAAGTACTTCCCCCAGCGCGACAGCGCTACCACCCACGCTCACCGCATGTGCTTCTCCAGCTCGTGCGCTATGGCGGCGGACTACGTGAAACCCAACGCCATCCGCGTCTCCGAGCAGGAGGACGATTACTACATGAAGAACTACGTCTTCAGGCACGGTGATTCCACCGACTCATCGGCGCAGATCGCCGCTCTCAGGGATCTCGGAATCAAGGCAACTTTCCGCCAGAACCTCAGCGAGAAGGACATCAAGGCGCAGATCGACAAGAACATTCCGGTACCCGTGGGTATACTCCACCATGGGCATGTGTCCGCGCCGCGTGGCGGAGGGCACTGGGTGTGCATTATCGGCTACGACGACAGCTTCAGAACGTACATAGTCCACGACCCCTACGGTGAGCTGGATCTGGTGAATGGCGGGTACTACGGCTCGACCAACGGATCAGGGATGAGGTACGGGTACAAAGACTTCAATAGGAGGTGGATGGTGGCGGGGAACGGTAACTACGCTCCTGGCAACGGCTGGGGAGTAGTTATAGAGTGAGTTCGGACCGAGACCGACTACTCGTCTCGCTGGAGATGCTCTACTCCGCGAGATGGAATGTACCACGAGCAGCTGACCATTGCGGACTTCCGCACCACGAGATGAGAAAAATCTTCTCGGAGGAGGTCCGGAGTGGGAGATTACTACCTAAAAGGTGGGAACCCCCGAACTCCATTCAGCTGCGCCTTGGATTATAATATAGATAGGGAGGGCGCCTACTCGGACCCTCCTACCTATTACGCTTATTCAAGGTAATCCAATGATCGACATTTTCTTCGCAGCTCCACGATCCTACAAGCGATTCAACTCGGAGGCTTCCATGAAGCACGAGAGGGATCTACTCGACCTGGCTATGGGCATGGCCTACCCCTCGCAGCAGCAGCAGACATCGTTCCCCAAGCATAACGTGTACCAGATGCTAGATGGTAGTCCCTACACCTACTTCATGGAGTTCGCGCTGGCGGGATACGACAAAGACTCCCTGGATGTCACGCTACTGAGCAGCGGTCATCTCCTAGTCTCAAGTAAGACCAACTCTGAGAGAAAAGAGGAGCGCTCGTACATCCACCGCGGCATGGCAAGGCGGGACTTCTCTACAAAGTTCTACGTTGGCAAGGATGTGGAAGTGAGAAACGCCACCTTCACCGACGGCCTCCTTACCGTGGAGCTGGAGAAGCTCGTGCCGGAGGAGCAGAAGCCCAGATCCGTCGAGATCCGGTAACTCCGTACCACGAGGTGGTCTTGTTCCGAGGGGCGCAAGCCCCGAGGCCACCCTAGGAACTGTCACACGGGGGCCCCACAAGGCCCCCTGTCTCTGGTATGATATTCGGAGAATATCCGATCATCAGGTCCCCAGCGAACATGGCAACGATCTCCGAAGTATACTCCTCCCTCTCGAAGGTTATCTCGAAGGGTGTCAAGCACTCCACCTTCCTGTGGGGCGCTCCGGGTATCGGCAAGTCCTCCATCGTGAGTAAGGTGGCCAAGGACCACGACCTCGAGCTCATCGACCTTCGCATCTCCCAACTCGCCCCCACGGACATCCGTGGTCTCCCCTACGTTGAGGATGGTCTGGCAAAGTTCGCCCCTCCCTCCTTCCTGCCCCGCGAGGGCAAGGGCATCCTCTTCGTCGACGAGTTCAACATGGCCTCCCCGGTGATGATGGGCATTGCTCAGCAACTCATCCTCGATCGCCAGATCGGTGATTACAAGGTCCCCGATGAGTGGTTTATTGTGGCGGCGGGGAACCGTACCGAGGACCGCGCGGCTGTGTCTCAGATGCCGGCCCCCGTGGCCAACCGTTTCATCCACTTCAATGTGGAAGTGGACATCTCCTCGTGGAAGGAGTACGCCATTAAGAGCGGGGTTAACGAGCAGATCATCTCCTTCATCAACTTCAGGCCCGAGTTGCTGTTCAACTTCAACAAGAATGCCACGGCATGGCCCTCCCCTCGCAGTTGGGAGTTCGCGGACTCCCTGCTCGATATCGGCATCAGCATCGACTCCGCGGTTGGTGAGGGCACAGCCGCCGAGTTCTACGCCTACCAGAGCATCTACTCGCGCCTTCCGGACGTCGACGCCATCCTCGCGGGTGGGAGTGTGGAGGTTCCTAAGGAACCCTCGCTGATGTACGCCGTCTGCGGTTCTCTGGTTTCCCGAGCCAAGTCCGCCCAGGCGTTCTTCAACGCTGCTAAGTGGCTGATCGGTGGCACCACGGAGGATTACGTCGGCCTGTTCATGGGAGACGCTATGATCTCGATTAAGGCGAACAACCTCCAGGGCGCTTTCGTCAAGCTCGTGGCTAAGGATCCTCAGATCAAAGCCTTCATCACCAAGTACCAGGAGCTGCTGAAGTGACGAGGGAGGAGTATCTACAACTGGAGCTCACACGCGCGGAAGTCGCGGAGCTCCACAACTTCCTCGCAGAGTTGCTGCCTCAGGTCATCAACTCCGGCCAGGACGTGCCCAACGAACTCGTCCTCGCCGTACGCAAGGTATCCGAAGTTTACGAGGATAACTGCATTGTGTACGGTCTCACTCCCGAGTGTAAGGCTTACATCGATAAGTACGGCGAGACGCCCGCAGGCAACCCGAAGCGATGGGACGCGTTTTGTAAGAACTACGATGCCCTTGTTGAGTTGGAGTTTCTGACACCGTGAGTTCTTTTCAGTTATCGGTGATTGTTATGAATGTCTGGCTGGCTATGCATACTAGGCACGATTCTCGCCAAACCGGGATTATGTGCTTGGCGTGGATGCTTTGCACAGCGTTTCTACTTGTAGTCCAATTCCACTAGAGTAACAGTGAGCAAACTAACTGCTGCTGACCTAATGGTCATTGCAGATACCCTCAATCACAGCCTGCAATTCAAAAACTGGGGTCTAAACGGTGGCGGGTTTACCACGGAGACTCGAAAACAGACCATGGAAGCTGTTATTGACATTATGGCGGATATGAGTTTGGAGGTTGTCTATGGTGCAGTAGAACCTGTTGTAATTGATGGTGACATCGGAGGATGAGATGGCAAGAACAGTAAAATTCGTTCGGGTCAAAAGGACCATAGACCCTAAAACCAGAATCCACTACCTCGATGCGATTGACGAGAACGGAGTGCACTGGATGGCGCAGATGGATCATAAAACAGAACCGCATCTATGCTTCATAAGGGTATGGTATCAAGACCCGCAGCAACCTAAAATCTATGACTGAACCAACAGACGCTGAGATCCTAGAATTCTTGCTCAACCAATTCCAGATGCACTCTCCTCAAATGAACGGACAGCACTCCTGGAGGTTTATGAGTAGTGGGTGGCCCATGCTTCATGCCAAAGGCAGAAGCGCGAGGGACGCAGTAATTGCCTGCATGAGGGCAAAATGACAGCACCCCGCCACCCTACCAATGACTGGGAGTGGAGCAACACCGCCGAGGAAGAATTCGCCGAGTGGTTCCACGAACTCTTCAACTTCTCCTTCCGCAGTGAGTGGTTTTACACGGACTGCGAAACCAAAGACGAGAAAACACTCAAGGAGGCTATGTACAAATGGATCCATGCAGCGTACGTTGCGGGTTACGAAGCAGGACTGACGATCAATGACTGATATTCGCTTATTTGTGCAGGAAGGCTGCAGGCCTTGCATGTACATGGTGCGCAAGTACGGCTCGTAGCCACTTCACAAACCGGCCACAGAACGCCCCCCGAGGGCGTTTTTCAGTGTAGAATAGTGGTATACGCTCATCCCTCCCTCCCCCATGGCCATAAAGGATCGCCTCGTAAAGTCCAGAGTCAAGCTCCTTCGCGAAGCGCCGTTCTTTGGCACCCTTCTCCTCAACTCCAGCTATCGTATCACGGACGAAGTCCCTACCGCCGCCACCGACGGGAACGTCCTCCTGCTCAACGAGGAGTTCATGGAGTCCCAGACCCAGGAGCACTTTCAGTCCATCCTGCTCCACGAGGTGCTGCACATGGCCCTGGAGCACATCGAGAGGATGAAAGATGTCTTCAAGTCCGACCCGATGACAGCCAATATCGCCGCGGACATCGTCGTCAATGGTATCATCAAGGACAATCGCATGTCCCTGCCCGAGAAGGCGATCTGCGATAACGACTTGAAGCACCTGAGCGTTCGCGAGATCTACAACATCCTTCGCCAGAAGCAACAGAAGGATCCAGACTACATGAAGAAGAAGTACGGCGTAGATAGCGACGACGTTAACTACTGCCTGAGCCCGGGAGGTGGTAAGCCGGGCGAGGACGGAGAAGGCGCGGAGGATGGTAAGGGTCCCGCTGTGAATTGGAAGGATGTTCTCAACAAAGCCTCCACTATCGCCCGCTCCAAGTCCTTCGGGCTTCACGGCGCCGGGCTGAAGCGCGTGCTGAACGAGCTTCTCGAGCCTACCATCAACTGGAGGGACGCTCTGTACAAGTACATCACGAACTCCAGCACCGACTTCGAGGGTTTCGATCGCCGCTTCATAAGCAACGGAGCGTATCTTGACGATTTCGGCGGAGGTAAGATCCGCGTGGCGGTGTTCATGGACACCTCGGGTAGCGTGGACGAGGTCCTTCTCTCCGAGTTCGTCTCCGAGTTACGCTTCGCCATCAACTCACTGCCTCAGATCTGCGGGGAGATGTGGTACTTTGACACCTCCCTCTACTATGAGGGGGACATCCTCGACATCGACGGGCCACTCCAGCTCCGTGGTGGTGGTGGTACAAGCTTCGAGCCCGTAATGAGCAAGATCCAGGCACTCCACGAGGAGGATTCCACGGTGAGGACCCTGGGCCTGATCTTCACGGACGGTTACGCCTCCATGACAGGATTCAGTATCCCGGAGGCCCCGGTGATGTGGTGCATTAGCCCGGGCGGAGTGCCCGACGAGAGCCTCACTTTTGGCGAGGTGGTTAGGATCGTTAGGTGATCGTTTAAGGTACTACTATAGTAGTACTAAGCATGGCAGATCCGGGATTTGAGAATGGCTGGGAGGTTCCTGGTCATAACTACCAGGAGCATAGTGGTGCCACTGCTTCCCACGGTCCGACTCAGGTAATCTACAAGAAGGGCGGTAGCAGTGGCAAGGTGGTGGCCACGGAGACAATCACCTACGACGTTAGTAATAACATCGCCACCAGGTCAATAGCCTGGGAACCCGACATCTACGGATGAGGGTTAAACCATGCCATTCTACAGTAATCCTCGCGAGACCCACCCCATCGACGAGGCTATCAGCGTAGCCAACAACAAGATGTTCTACGTGCATCAGCTCGCTGATACGCGTGGGGTGATCGTCGATCCGTACTCGATGTCCAGCTCGTCGTCGTCGTCGAGCGCCGGGTTTATAGACGCGTTTGGCAGGCAGAGAGTCTCCTCTCCGTTCACCATAGGAGACTACAAGCATCTCTACGCCATCGATCCTAACTTTCTGGATAAGCTGGAGAATGGTGGCTCGGTAACATTCGCCCCGAATAAAGCCGCGGCTACGCTAGCAACAACCAGCAACCCGGCGTCCAGAGCCGTCCACCAGACAAAACTGTATCACCAGTACCAGCCTGGAAAGTCGCAGTTAATCTTCTCGTCGGTACTTTTCAAAGCGGCCGTTGTTAATGTAACCAAGCGCACCGGGTACTTTGACGATAGAAACGGTATCTACTTCGAGCAGACCGGCGATGGCACGCTCAACTGGGTGATTAGGAACTACGTCACTGGTGCCCCAGTGGAGACCGGGAACAGGATCGCTCAGACAAACTGGAACGTGGATCCGTGCGATGGTACCGGCCCCAGCGGTTTCGACCTGGACATTACCAAGACCCAGCTCATCTTCGTCGACTTTCAGTGGTTGGGGGTCGGTAGGGTGAGGTGCGGATTCGTCCACAACGGGGCCATGATTATCGCCCACGAGTACTTCCACTCCAACGAGATCGACACGGTGTACCTATCGTCCCCGAATCTACCGGTGCGGTGCGAGATCCTGAATACTGGCGCGACGGCGGGTGGATCGTTCGACCAGATCTGCTCCACGGTACAGAGCGAGGGAGGCTATCTGGAGACGGGTATTGACTGGGAGGTATCGAACTCCGCGATGAGATCCACTCCAACGCCCGGTGGTACCGCGCTTCCCGTCATCGCGATAAGACTCCGGAATACTTTCGGGGGGACAGAGAATCGCATCAGCGCGATCCTCTCTAACGTGGGACTTTACGTCGAGAGTAAGTCCGTCAAATACGAGATAGTCAAGTTACCTAGCGCCTCGAGCCTCTCCACAACCGCGCCCGGTGGCCTGGTGTGGACGGACGTGGATAGTCTAAGTAGTGGCATTCAGTACTGCACCAACGCCACGGGGTACGTGGCGGGTGACGCGGACCCGATGTTCGGTGGGTTCTCCTCCGCGGGTTCGTCGCAGAACTCCAGATCGGAGGTGGGGACGGGCGGACTGACAGGGTCCAGGAAGAACTTCATATCGCAGAATTACGACTCCAGTAGTTCGGAGGTATACGCTGTTATAGTGAGAACTATAAACACGGGGGTTAACGACTCCGCGACAGCGACCTGCTCGTTACAGTGGAGAGAGGTGTACTGACACCCTGTACATGACGCCCAGTCCGTGATAGAATCGAGGGGTATAGCAATCCCTCTTTCCCTACCATGACCCAAGCCGTCAAGCTGATGTGGGTGACTCCAGAGGTCGAGCACCTCATCACGGACATGGCGCGTGTGTCCGCACCTAAGAACCAGGGGAACTACGAAACGGCCCCGCGACTCATCAAGTACCTGATCAAGCACAAGCACTGGAGCCCGTTTGAGATGGGCTCGATGTGCGTCGAGATCAACACCACCCGCGACATCGCCGCTCAGATCATCAGGCACAAATCATTCAGCTTCCAGGAGTTCTCCCAGCGTTACGCTGACGTAAAGGACCTGGGTGAGATCCCAATGCCCGAGCTTCGCCGCCAGGACTCGAAGAACCGTCAGAACTCCATCGCGGATCTTGACCCCGAGCTGGTAAAGGCTTTCGAGCGACGGATTATGATGCTCTTCGCCGAATCCCAGGAACTCTACGACGACATGCTCGAGGCTGGCATCGCGAAGGAGAGCGCTCGCAAAGTCCTCCCCATGAACTCCCCCAGCAGGATCTATATGGTGGGCACGATTCGCTCGTGGATACACTACATCGACCTGCGCAGCGCCAACGGGACTCAGAAGGAGCATCGGGATATCGCCCTGGCCCTCTCCACCATCTTTGCAAAGCAGTTCCCCTCCATCCACCAGGCCCTTGAGGAGCTCGGAGAGGAGCCTTAGGAGGTCCCTACCTCCACATACGAAAAAGCCCCCGAGGAGCCTCGGGGACGGGGGTTGTGGGCGAAGATCCTAGGCTTTCTGGTCAGCCTACGTAGAGCTTCTTGAGCAGGAGCAGAGTCTCGGGAGCGTTGATCGACTTGGAGTCGACGGCGCTTCTGATCTGCTCGGCCACGGCGAGTTCTTTCTCCCCGATGAGCCCTCTGGCGATCTTGTCCGATCCGATCTGCGGTACCCATCTCTGTGAGATGAGTTTTACGATGCGGTTGATCTCGTCGACCGAGAGTTTTCCGTCGTAGGCGACTTCCACGGCTAGGGAGACGGCGGTGTCGATGTCGCTATCTTTCCAGCCCTGCAGGCTTCCCTCAAGGATTGGGTCGATGATGTTATAGACGGTCTTGACAGACGGTCCTAGTTTGGATAGCAGCAGTTTTGCTGCGAGTTTATCCCAGCCCGCGAGGATGGCACCAGCAGCAGCACCGCTGGCCGCGCTGAGGATCGCAGGTAGGACCTGTGTTGAGAACCAAGTGGTGAGCATAATACAGTACCTCGTAGTCGTCTTTAAACAACGATGTCACAGCCTCGAGTATTTGCTAGAGGTGGCTGTAACCCCCACCCCCGAACTGTGACAATCGACGCCCCACGTACGCTCGTAGAGCGCGTTGTGCCCGCCGGCCCGCCACGACCCCGGTGGCCCGGCCTCGACGCGTGGGCGCCGGATAAAAACCCAG